GCTGCTGCCTCCAAAATAAATAATGTTTGTTTGTCCACTTTTTCACATTCCGCAATTAACTTGGCATAACTGTGCACCTTGCAGAAATGCTGGATTCTTTTTGCATCGCCTTTGTATAATTCAAGCATGGCCAAATGTAATTGATTAAGCATTTTGATTCTCCTTGTGTAATATCTTTTCAACCAATTCTTTATAACGTTTTTTAACTTGTTCATAGGACAAAGAATCAGAAATCAATTTGAGTGTTGTTTCTTTGTAATCATTCTTATAATCTTCTTTTCCAAGCGCATCAAAAATATAATTACTTAAGTTCTTTTCCTCTGTAGGAAATGCGTACGACATTAATGATGTTTCGAGTTTCACATAAGGTGGAATAGCATTAACCACTCTGTCTCCTATAACAGATTCATAATAAAAATCATAATGATTAAGATTTTTATCACTCTCAATAGATTCGAAATTACGAATTTCCACCCCTAAATCATCCGCTATAGGTTTCAGTATATTGTATTTCCATTTCTTCCGCCTTGCCTCCCTCATGTTTCGAGTTCGCCTCACTTTTCCTGTTTTGTAATTTACATTCCATCAATTATCAATGATAACACAGCCATATCTCCGTAGTCGATCGGAAGTGTGGCTCATTTTTCTCTGTAATTCATCGCAGATGGCGGACACTCTCTTTTCGCCAAATCCCTTGAGAGTGAGCAGGCACTCTCTTACTTGGTCTATCGTGAGGGAGTCTGCTTCTGTCGCCTCCTTGCCATCTTTATATCCGGACTTATAAACCGACTCCGCCCACATCGTCATCTGACAATGGTCCATTTTGCGGATTTTGTCGTACTGCTTCCTGTTGAGGATAAACCCTTTAATCTTTCCCATTCTGTTCCTCCTTGCGGTCATAAATATTTCCATCTATTCTGTACTTAGAATGATTGTCAAGGAAATAATGTCTCCTACGCTTAGTGTCGTTGATATAGAACTTTCCTTCGTCAAATTCAACAGTTCCGTATCCACTGAGACCATCGCATCTCATGTAGACTATATCGCCCTCGTAAATTCTCCTGCCATCCTTTGCAACAATTCCTGTGAATTGACATAATGTATCCGGATTTATTCTTGCTTGAAGATGCCTGTTCGGCAATCCCCAATCGGTCATTTGGTCGAAAATTATGTAATGCTTCGTGTTGTCCGGATGGTTCTCATAATCTTCCTTAATGCAATATGTTGTATCATTCAAGGCTATATAAAATCCCTCATACCACCTATCCTTGTCATCGTCATCAATGCCTTTCGCTCTAAAAAGTATGTCTCTCATTTTCATTCCCTCCCATATACCTCTTCTCTTGCAATCTCATATAGCATAGGATAATCGTGCGGATTGAAATTGAAACCATACAGTTCATAAAAGGCATCGTTGCTCATCTTGAACCATAGCACCGCCCACTGGAGGAGTGTCTTACCTCTCAGGGTCTGCATCGAATATCTTACTTTCGCATTAGTTTTCATTATCTCGTGAGGAGTAACTGCCATTCCTATCCTCTCCTTTCTCTTGCCGCAGAACGGAACATCATAAGCAGCATCTCGCTTACAGGTCTTTTCCTGTCGGTTCTTTTGGCTTTCTTTACTGATACAAGACTCCTCCACATATCATCTGTTGGAACCAACACCCCGACATTGTACGGAATTTCCAAACTCACCGCCGCATATACTTCCGCAGGCATTACATAGTAGTTGAAGTCTCCGATGAAATTGTGACCGTTCTTGCTGTGGAAGTCATCGACTGACGACTTAACCTCATAACAATAAAAATCTCCTTTTTCGATGCCGGATACCGTATTGTTCACTGGTTTGAATTTCATGTAATCAACTCTGATTGCATGAGCAGTCGAATAGTCAAAAGTCACTTCTTTCGCCCAATATATCCTCGGGTCATTGTGTGGATTTATATACTTTTCGACCATTTCCGATAGGGTGGATGTTGTTTCGGGTCTGTTCATATCTACCCCTCCAATCTTTTTAACTGCCTGTCTACCTTGAAATCAATTCTCCTCTCAACCTCATCTTCTGCTTGGAAGAGTAGCTCCATCTGTCTGCACATAATTCTCACATCTGCCAGTTCGTCAATGATGTCTGTTCTTGCCTTAAACAGGTCTGTATCTCCATTCGTAGGATTTACATTTTCTCCTCTGACGAGGGCAAATTTTCTTCTGTGCTTGAGTAATGCTTTTGTCAACTCTGACATTTCTTCGATGCACATATCAATCTGAGGTTGAGTACCATACTCACAGATACATCTTCTATACACAATGTCGTGCTGTTCCTGTCTTGTCATTTCTTCCTGTTCCATGTTTTCCTCCTTGTCTGATGATTGCCGCACCAATGGTCTTTCCGGAACGCTTCCGGGCAATACCATCGGTGTGTGCAGTCGCTGCACATGTGCGGCTCATCCTTTGATTTTCTATACAAACGGCAACTCCTCATCAATTCCATCCGGAACATTCATAAAGCCATCGCCCGATGAGGAATTATTGGATGCAGGCTGCTGATAATTACCTCCTGCGTTGTTCTGTGAGGATGCCTTGCTTTCTGCGAACTCCTGCTCCTCGACAATTACTGTCGTTGTGTAAACCTTTACGCCGTCCTTATTCGTATAGGAACCAGTTTCAAGTCTGCCTGTAATTGCAATCTTGGTTCCTTTGTGGAGATATTTCTCAGCAAACTCCGCTCCTTTTCCGAATACCGCACAGGAGATGAAATCAGCCTCCTGCCCGCCATCCTGCTTAAATCTTCTGTCAACTGCCAGTGTGTACTTCGCAATGCAGGTATTATTTCCATTCTGTGAGTAATTGATTTCCGGGTCTCTCGTAAGTCTACCCATTAAGATAACTTTATTCATTTTCTGTATCCTCCATTTCTTTCTCGAACTCATCCAAGCCCACCGTTGGGAGTTTCCACCAAATTAGCACCAAAACTGTTATCCATATCAAAGCGTATGAGAACCTGCTTATCTCGCCTTTAATTAAAATCATCACCCCACACACAAACCAAGGGAAGCAGTTCCAGTGTCGTTTCCATTGTTTTTTCAATCTTTTCAGCATACTTGCTCCTTAGAGTATGGCGGCTTAACAGCCGCCTTACAAATATCAAACCTCAGAGTCCAACTTTCCATAAAAAGCGGAGCGGAAACCGAGGTCGCCGTTCGAGCCAGACCGAGCAGAGTTGAGGTTCAAGCTGAACACACCCGCAGCGGCACCAGTGCGCCAGTGGCCCCCGGCACGCGGCAAACGCTCGCCCTCCGTATCTGCATACAGGTAAGCCTCCGGTTCGCCGGGATACAGGGCAAGTTCTTTCATCTGTTCGGTGGCATCAAATTCAAACTCTGCATCTCCCCACTCACATCCATCGTAGTCCATGCCCGACTCCTCAGTTGTAAACTTGAGTCCGCCGTCCTCAGCATTGATGCGAATAGGCTTGCCATCTTTCATCAGTGCCACCCACTTGTCGCTGTCTTTGCTCATGTCGATATCCGCCGCAGCATTGTTGTCCGGTATCACTTCGATGACACCATCCATAAGTCTCATTCCTGCAAACCACTCCCAAATGTTTCCACATAAATCAGAAACCCCAAATGGTGTGTGGTCGTGGTTCCATGTTGCAGGTCCGGAGCCTGTCAGCGTCTTATATCCGCCATCATAGGTCTTTCCCCTTTCGAAGTTATCTCCATGCCAGTCTCCACAGTTCGTGTTTCCATGCGGGAACACTTCGTTCTTGTGGCAGATATTGGCAATCAATCCTCTCTCTGCTGCAGTCCACAGATGCCATCCCTCGCCCTTTGCTCTGCAAAGATTGACCGCTTCGTCATAAGCTACATTCACTTCCGGCTTTGTCATCGGGAGCGAATATGCTCTACCGTTGATTACTGTATTCGGATACTTGCTGATGTAGATTTCATCATACACTTTCTCATCCACCACAAACGCAGGATGAGGTCTGCATGAGCCTCCGAACAGGTCGTTATCAGTTACTCTTGAGAAGCGGACCATAACTGACGGAATGCCCGCCTTGTCATAGATAACAACATTATCCGCTCTGAACGGTTCAAATTCCGGAACTCTGATAAACGCTCCGCAGCCAGTCTCTTCGATTGAGATTGCCTCTGCAAGGCATCTGCCCTGCTTGTCCTTTTTCTTACAGTTTCTTGTGCATCTTACTTCCATTGTGATACCTCCTATAATTCGTAGTCTTTTCTGTTCTTACCTTTACCTCTGTACTTGGTAAACGGCTCTATCCATACACTCTTGCCGGACTTATAGTGTCTCATATAGCCTCTGACGCTTACTTCGTGTTCCGGTTTGGTATAGGTTCTCTTTTGGTCGGGAAGCCTCAGAACTTTACTGTCTACTTCCTCAATTACATATTGCTTCCGGATGAGCGGAAGCGGTTTCGTTACATCTTTTCGTAACGCCTTAGCCTGCCGTTTGGTTCTTCTACCCTTATCTTCAATCTTCACTATCTCCCGGTAATAAGTCATAAAACACATCAGAGCGTGGTACTTCAATGCTTCCTTGAGATGCGTATTATCCATTGCCATTACCTGCATCAAGAGAGTTTTTCTTTCCGGCGGCAGGTGCGATGCAAAGCGGAAGTCGGATGTCTGCATAGTCGCAGGGTCGTAATCGTATGTAACAACCGCAGGCAGGTTCGGTTTTTCTGCCGGGTAGACCGCCAATTCCACCAAGTCTCCTTTGTTCTCGAATGTGAACTCAATCAATTCTTCCTGCAATTCTACAACACCTGCATCTAACGGTGCGTGGAACTCCTGCTGTTTCAGCCATTCTCTGTTTTTGGAGAACCAATCAAGAACGATTTCCATTCTTGCATTTGACTTTACAATTATCCTGTCTGCCGACTGCTTATCCATCCTCTCGCCTCCTAAAATTCAAATCCCATATTGTCCTCAATATCAGAGATTTCATCCTCGAGATACTTTCTGTAAATATCCTCGTTTTCAGCAAAATTGATTGATGTGTCAAGGCAGTTGCAGAACCATGTGACATCGTTCTCCGGGTCGCAGGATTCCAGTTCGTCAATCTGCTCCTGCAACTCATCGTATTCTTCCGAATCCTCCTCGCAATCATCTCTTTCATCTTCGAGTTCTGAAATCTTATTCTCAAGAGCATCCTCGAGTTCTTTCTGTCCTTTTCTGAAAATTGCATCCGTGATATTGTTCAGAGTAACTTTTACGCCCTCCTCCTGTAATTCAACAGCAATATCTCCAAGGTCGTACCCGACATCATCCAGTATGGAGATGTCAAGGCTTCCGCAGTCGAGCAGTACAAACAGCAAACTATCTAATGATGACATCACAGCACCTCCTCTACTATCTCATCGTCTTTGAACCAATACTCCCTGTTTCCAAGTTTCTTTTTCTCGCAACCTTTCATTCTCATCCGATACTCCTGTTCTGCTTTCGGGTCGTGCCATTCCAATCCTCTTGCCTTGTATGCAGGAATCCAGTGTTCTGAATAGAAATCATATCCGGCTCCATCAACACCGAAGAAATAACCCCATTCTTCGTTGTAGTAAACTCTGAAACCGCATCTTGACATCTGCTCAACGCCATCAAGTTCCTCGAGCCAGTAGTCATCCGCCGAATCTCCGAAACTCCACATCCATCCCCACATAGGAAGAAAATCATCTCTTTCAACCTCGAAGTCCTCTTCCTTGGTTTCGATAGTTGTGCCGTCATCGAGTTTGACGATGTATGTATCTCCAACAACATCTTCAATCTCTCCGCTGCCATCATTGCTCTCGCATCCATCCGGGAGATTGAAAACATACACTCTGTCGCATCTGTGTGGAGATGTGACCTCAGTCCAATCATCCGGCTTTGCTTTAATCAGCGTATCAATCATATCCTGCGGATACACATTCATTTCTTTGACCCACAAATGAGCCGCATCGCTTATTGTCATTCCTGTCCTTGCCATGTTCATTCCTCCTTATCCTGCAATATGGTCGAGTGTCTCCACATCGAAATATGCGTATGTTCTTCTTGGACCTGCCGGGTGCTTTCTCTGCAATCTGCTTAAAACATAGCACTCGTGCTTTTCTCCGGAGTAATCCTTAATGGTCGCTGTTTCACTGAGGACTCTCATGTCCGAGAGCCTCTCTCCGAAGAACTTGAGCGTATCCCTGTCGAAGAAATGTCCTCCGGGATGCTTCCCTTGGTATATATCTACCAGTTTCCATACAGGCATCGTTACTTTCATATCACTCAGCCTCCTTTCCTGTGATGATTGCAAATGCTTCCTTGAGGACTGCCAGTTTTCTTTCTGCCCCATTCGCTCTCTTGAGTAATTCCTCAATTTCTCCCGCCGCCTTATTTCTCATCAATCCAATCTGAGCATTCATGCTATTAAGAGCCACTCCATCATCCGAAATCTGTTTTTTGAGTTCGTTAATCTTGGTGCAATACTGAGTATCCATTCTTTCGTAATCTCTCTTCTCTGCTACAAGCTGAGATTCCAGTTCCTCAATTCTTCTCGCACGGAGTCTCATCATTCTCTGAATACCTCCCTGCTTTTTCCACTGCTTACAGAACTCGTCCTTGTCGATGTCGCATCCCATGTACTCTGCTTCGATGTCTCTGTACTCAGCCTCTGTCGGTTCAAATCCGGTTCTATCCATAAATTCTGATTTCATCATATCGTTGCCCTCCTTGTGGGTTTGTTATTTGTTGAGCGTACGATAACACTACCTGCCTTGAAGTCAATAGTTTTACGGATATTTTTTAGGAATTTTCCGCCTTAATATTGGAACATTCCAATCTCTTAGGTATGAGAAATAAGCCAATCGAAACATTCGGCTTTATTCCAAAATTCTTCTACTTCCGGCTCTTCTCCGGTCGTCTTAATTCCTATGATGCTGCCATCGTCTTTCTGAATGTAAAACTTATCTCCACTGACATTCCCTGCCTTAATATCATCAAGCATATCCTCGCACACTTTACGGATGCCGTCATTGTCAACCATTTCAACCCTGTATCCGATATGCTCCATTACCTCAAGGAAGCGTTCTGCCTTTAGGTCCTGCTGTCTGTTCAACTGCTGATTGATGACACGCACATCCTCCCCAAGTGACTTCGCCAATTCGGTCTGTGTCATCTTCTTTTCTTTCATAGACTCCTTAATGAGTTCAATTACCTTTGCCATCTTATCTCCTTTCATCAGTCACGCCCGAGGGCGCTGCATACTACACTCTCGAGAGTATCGTTCATTGCCACATTGCTATCTTCATCGTGGCGGTACATTGCCACCATTCTCTGCATCTGTTCCTCACTGATTTCTATGTCGCTGCCTTTCAAATTCTGAGCAGTCGCATTCAAATCTTCCTCGAGGTACGCATCATCTTTTCTGCGGTAGATAATATCTTCTACCCAGTGAGGAAGTTCGAGTCCCACGATGTTGCCGCACTCATCAAACTGAATTTTCATGGCATTGCAGTAATCTTCCACCGCATCCTCCGGGCAATCTGCATTATCCAAATCCGGACTGCCTAACTCCATCATAAGGCATCTTACTTGATGTCTCGCCTCGTCTTTCGCCTTGAGCGTATCATCTCCGCAGGCTGCTCCGTCCGCTGCCTCGTAAATCTCATTCCATGTCATTGTCATTGCTCCTTTCTTCGCAGTTGCACATACACATCATCATGTTGTAAAACTTCGGTGCAACCATTCTTACTTTTCCGATGTCGGCTATAATCTCTTCCTTATCGGTTGGAATATCGTTCTGTTCCAAATATCCCATTTCCAATAGCCAGTCTATAAACTTCTGAGGTCCTTCCATCCTACACCTCCGTTCCGTCCGCCGTTGTAATGAACTTAATCTCTGACAGATACGCATATCCGAACTGCTTATCGTGATATTCTCCGAACATCTTCTCTGCCTTTCTCCTTGCCTCCTCCGGAGACTCTGCTTTTATCGTTACATCGACATCAGCAAGGAAATTTACTGTATATTCTTCCATCTGTCCTCCTTATCTGCTGATAACTGTAACCAACTTGTTATACTCGCCCATCTTATCCTTGCGGACAAGTCCGATTTCTTCATTCTCTGCGTATACAAGTTCATATTCATTCGCAACAAGTTCGCAAACTTCAATCTCATTCATAACTGCGAGTTTCTCCGCTGTTGCCAGTTTTTCTTTCAGTGCGAGTTTTCTAATGCCGCTACTCATTCCTAAGTAGTTCAAATTCTCGCTTAATTCTCTTCCTGTCATCTGCTATCCTCCTTACAGGTACGACCTCCCGTACCTCTTTCTAAATTCTTCTCTTGAGCCTATCTTTGCCTCGAACATCGCCTGCCCGAGCATTTTGGATAATCGCTCTGCCATCGGGTTATCATGTATCCGGTGCAGTTTATCACCCATGTTGTGACAATTATTGCAAACCGGAACCTTGAGTCCGTCCTTGTCACTGAGTTCTCTGCCCGCCGTACCGAATATGAGATGATGCTCCGCCTCTGCCTGTCTACCGCAGAATATGCAGATGTCATTGTATTCGGTTACTATGCCTTGCATCTAATCGCCCTCCTTTCTCTGATATAGGCTTATGCAGCGTTTTTATCGCTTCCATGGTGTATTTGTAGGGTTCTGTTCCTGTTGGCTTGCTCCTGCCTTAGCCATACACAATCTCTCCCATAACTGCATACTGAATAATCATATCTGCCACCGTAGCATCCACCATGCAGCAATCCAGTCCGTATTCTCCTGTACTGCATCCGACCGAGTTTGCTCCTGCATACATGATGTCGTATGGTCTTTCTGCATCCTCGCAATACTTCTTGATACCATCAAGCAGCTTATCTCTCGTGAGTTCATAGACTTCATCTTCCTCAGAGTCGTACAGTTTCAGTATTCCTCCCCTGCTTATCTGTTCAGATGCGTATTCTCCAAGATAATCTCCAACCACATCAGCCTTTTTACACCAGTAATTGATGCCACCCTCCATCGCTGTTGTTACAATGTCATCAATATCTTCCTGCGTAACATTGATTTCAAGTTCTGCTTTTACCTTAAAATTCTCCATCATCCTACCTCAACCTTCCTTCCGCAATTCGGGCATTTCGTGTTATTGCACCCATCTCCATAATTGATGATTTTTCCGCATCCCTCACATTCGACCCATTCGCCATTTACGAACCAATCTTCCTTGAGCGACTCAGGATGCTGCCAGTCAACGCCCTCAAATAACTCATCCGCCAAATCCTGCTGACAGTTACATAACTCAAGGAAGTCATTCCCTGTGTAAACCGAGTCCGACAGTTCCGGAGAGTAGCACGGTTGGTCCTTATGGAACTTGTACGCCTCCTCATCCTTGAAAATCATTCCCTGTCTGTAAAATTCTCGATGGATGATGTACTCACCATCGTTATCTTCTATACTTCCTATTTTCAGCATTTCTGCTCCTTTCTCCAAGTAGGATGCCAAGGTTGATGCACGCCGTTCCAAAGGAAACTAAGGCTGCCACGCTGTTACCTGTAACGAGAAATGCTGCTATTGATACCGTAAATGCAATATGCAATGCAGTTTTACCGATTTTCATTTACACCGACTCCTTCCTGTGATATTCTTATTAAGCAGGAGGGAGGTATGACTCCCCCTCCCACGAACTGAAATCAGCCTGCCAAAACTGCTATCAAAGCAAGTATGGCAGTGGCTAAATCCACAATCGCTACCGTCCAAGTAATGATTTGAACCGCCTTGCTGTTTTCAGTTCTTTTTTTGAGCTGTTCTACCTCCGCTTCGAGTTTTTCGACTCTCCGTTTTAGTTTTCTCAACTCCTTGTCCTTATTGATTGGCTATCGCCTCCTCGGATTTTTTAGTACCATTTGGTACAATCGTACGATAGCATTGCCTACCTACCTGTCAATAAGAAATCCGCATATTTACTGAGTTTTTTCGCCGTCCTGCTGATACCCTTTCAGAATATCCTCTCCCATTTTGATAAGCCTGTCGGCTTCCTCGCTTAGCCTCTTCATGGTGGCTTCTTTTTCTGCTCGCTTCTGATAGAACTCCTCGTCTTTTAGTGCGTCTTCCCAACCATTGATGAACGCTCTCACTTCACGGACATTGCTAAATTCTCTTTCTGTCTCGTAGCCGTTTCTTGCTGTGAAAACAGCATACTTGCTGTTGTGCCATACGCAGTCGATAGCAACTCCGAAATATAATTCATCTCGCTTATCTTCATCAATCGGCTCGAACCTCACATCATCATACAGTGGTCCTTCACAAGGGCAGTTGTTCTTGAACCAAACCCTGTAATTGTCAAGAACATAATCGCTATCTATTCCCTTGAGGATGTTCCAAATCTTTGCGAGTCTCCCGGCAAGTGCATTGTCTGAGCAAAACCAGTCATACCACCCTGCCTCAATCTGAACCTTTCTATCCTTGCTGAGGAAATCTCCTCTGCGGTATCTCTCGCAGAATTGTCTTAAAGTCATCTCATTCTCCATCTTTCTTCTCCTCCTTAAAAAGCGGTACTCTCTTGTTGTAGGTCATATCATACTCTCCTCTGCACTTATGCAATTCCCAACCGTCAAGTCCTGTTCCTTCGATGGAAACATAGTCATCAGCACACCAAGTTCTTACTCCTCCCTCTACTCCATGCTTTCTTGCAATTTCCAGTAACTTCTCAACTACTGGAACCGCCTCTTTGCAGAACTCTCTCATCTGCTCTTCCGTGAATTTTACCTCTGCCATAATTTCTACCTCCTAATAATCTTCATCGAGACATTCGTCAGTCTCGTCATAATGCTCGCCGTCATAACCCTTTGCCATCAGTCTGTCGTAGCATTCAAAGCATACAAGTCTGAATGGAATACCGTGGCAATCATGGGTAAACAGCATATCATCTCTTACTACTTCCTTGCCGCAGGTCGGACAAATTCTTATATCCGCTCCGCACATCTCTTCCGAACTGCTCACTTCAAATGTTGCTCCCATTTTGCACCTCCTACCATGTTCTTATAAGTCCGCCGATGCTCGCCTCGATACCTATGGTTCCAAACTCGCTGCAATCCGGCATATCCTTATTGACTACATACGCAAGAGCCTGTCCGGTTCCTAAATCCTCCATATCCATTTCCCACTCCTCTTCGTACTCAGATACATAAAGCAATGCGTACATCAATCCAATGGTCGTGCGGCTTTTGATGACATGGTAGACCAATCCGTTATTCTCTTTCTCGAAGTCGTCCACCATTTTCTGCTCGTCATCGTTGAGCCAATACAGGAGACCGCCATTCTCTGAAAGATTGACCTTGCCATTCTCCTCGAACTCCTTAATCGGCTGCTCCATGATACCGATTTTCTTCATTCTCTCGATTGCTACCTGTTTCTGTCTTTCTCTTAATTCACTCATCTCACATACCTCCTAATGCCATTTTCTTCTCCGAAGTACCCTCGAGTTTTGTTCCCGGGTCAAACTTCTTACCGTCATCATTGCCCTGTGCAAATCCCTTTGCACTCATCTGTTCCATTGCCGCTGATTTGAACTTCTCACGCTTCATTCCATTTGTCTCATCCGTTACATCCTTGGGAACTGTCATTACAAGTCCCCAACCTGTCTCATCGTGTTCTTTCTGAGCCTCAAACGCCTCCCTTATTCCCTGTGTGTATCCAAATCCATACCCATCGCAGAGTCTCTTTCGATACTCCCGGCTGCAATCAGCAGTTTTCTTTCTGAGGTCATTGATTCCGCTTCGGATACATCCAACTGCATACTTGAAGATTTCTGCACACGCTTCAACATCTCCTTCAAGACCTATAAAGCAAATCGTAGCCACCTGCTTGTTGTAGTGTTTGGACCTGTATGACTGACAGCAGAAGTTTTCTGCAATGATAGCACCAAGGCTAATCATCCATGCCTCTCTTCGCTTGCTGCAATCAAACTCCGTTGTAATGCGAACAACTTTCTTCTTGCCGATGTCCTCGAGGTCAATCTCCGCTATCTTATGCTCTGCCATCAGTTTCTTGGCTTTCAGTAATGCCGACTTAGCTTCGTGTTCGTTGCTGCTCTCCGAGAGGGCGAGTAACTTCTTAATCTTCTTCCTGTAATTCTGCTCTGTCATCCTGTTCATCCTCCTTGCTTGGCTTGCTTTTATCGTATGCGTACGATAGCATGACCTCCTATCATGTCAATAGGTCTTACGCATTTTTACGGATTTTTCAGTCATCCAAATAGTCCTCGATGTCAATGTTTGCCGCCTCACAGATGCTCTCGTAGTCCGCACCGTTCTCCCACATATTCTTGATGCAGTATCCGTGAACTGTTCCATCCCACTGTGCGATGTGCTGCTCGATTGCCTCATTCAGTCTTACATTGCTTCTATCAGTCATTCTCCGTCATCTCCTTTTCAATTTTCTCTGCTGTTCTCTTGGTGCCATCTCCAAATCGACATCCCTCTTTGCAAAAGTACCAACCTAAAAGAACTCCATCATCAATATACTGAACCATTCCACTACACCTCCGCTTTTCTTATAATCGAAGTAGGACACCAAAACTCCTCGCCATCCAATCTCAGATACATTCTCCCTCTACCTTTCTTGAGGACCTGTGCAAGAGGTCCGATGTCGTCAATCTTAACAAGGTCTCCTGCCTTAATCATGTACCTCGCCTCCTTTTACCAATTCGTACTCGGCTACCTGCTTATCTGTGAGCGGCTCTGAATACTCAACATATCCCCAAACCTCTCTGCCTGCTTCCTCGCTATATGCTCTGCTGTCGAAATTCTCGATGCGCTCCAAATTCTTTGTCGGAACTGTACCCGGCATTGCAGGTCTTAATGTCAACCAGTATCTGTACCGCATCATGCTACCTCCCTAATCTCAATCAATTTATCGAGTCCTGTATAGATGCAACCTCCTGTCGTAAATACCAATCCGTCCCATCTTACAAACTTGACTGTCTCAGCATTTACATCTCCGGTTGCTCCATCTTCCCACTCAACCTCAACCGTCTTTCCGGCTGCAAGCATTTCTTCGATTTTCTCCACATCTGCCATTCTGAATATTTTCATAGCCTTTACCTCCTGTTCGGTGTTTTTACTGATTTATCTTGACTACATCGTACTTGGAACATTCCAATTTGTCAATAGTTTTACGGAAATTATTTTGGAATATTCCTATTTAGCTACGCAAACACCTCCTGCATCCTCTTCCTCATTTCCGAGATGCCTGTCATTACATTTATCATGCCGGACCACTTCTCCATGTGGTCGAGATAGATGCCGCAGGCTTTCTTACTGAGACGATAGACTTCGATGTATTTATTCTGCCTGCTCCTCTCTGATGTCAGAGAAAATTCTCTCCTCTCATCATCTGTGCAGTATGGCAAAATCTGATTTTTAATTCTTCTTACGACTTTTCCGTTTGGTGCAGAGAACATTTCCCCTATCTGTCTTGAGGAAATGAAATCCAAGGCATCCACAGAGCCTGTATCTGCCTGTTCCTGCTTCTTTGGTTCTTCCGGTGTAGAATTTGTTGTATTGGTCTGAGCCTGCCGCTCCTGCTCCTGTAAATGCTTTAGGCACATTCTGTACCCTGCCATAAATCCCGACTCCTCGTACTCAACTGCAACATCCATCATCTTGTCATAAAATCTATTCTGTGGTTTCAGTTCCTTTGGGAAGAAATATGCAACCATCTTGTCGTACTGCTCAACCTCATTGCAGGCTGCTTCTGTATGCCTCTCCTTGCACTGGCAACCGTCTACATACTCTCTGAAATATTCAGCTAACTGCTCATCTGTCAGTTCTTTTGGAATAATACTCATGCCATGTACCTCCTTTGCTTTTTTTGCGAGCGTACGATAACACAGCCTTGCACCATGTCAATAAGAATATCTTTATTTTTACGGAATAATTTGGAGAACTCCAAAACGATAATAGAAATGTGTCCACAGGACATCCATAGGACAATGAACATAATAGATATAATATATATAGGTAACGGTTACGGTTACGGTTACGGTATGGTTTAGGACTTTCCACAGGACTGTCCATAGGACAAGGCGGATTTCTTCTTATATAATGTATGTCGAATTGCTTTTGAAAAATCAGTAAAACCGTTGGTGCAAACCGTTTATCAGATTGCTTCGTCCTTGGACGGAAAACCATGCGTCCACAGATTGTCCACAGGACAAATTTTGGACAATAAAAAAGAACCTCCCTACCGTATCTGATAGAGAGGTCCATTCTTTACCAACCGGAACTATTTTGCATTGATGAAATCAACTGCATCTCCAAGTTCCCTGTACGCCTCCTCGAACTGCTTCTTTGGAGACCACGACTCATAGCCATCCTTATATCTTACTTTGTATCCGGCTTTGCCGTCCTTTTCCATCGGCTCTGCCTTCACGATTTTCACGCCAATGTAGTTCTTCATTATTTCCTCCTGTTATCTGACTCTAATAGAGTCTCCTGTGATGATGAGGTTCGGGTTCTCAATGCCGTTCAGAGAAACGAGAGCATCGACAGTTGTTCCGAAATCCTTCGCAATGCTTGTGAGCGTTTCTCCGCTCTCGATAGTATGGTACTTCTTGCCGCCATCATTTACGATGTCCTGTACTTCCTGCCATCTGTCTCCGAGAACGGTTCTCCTTACTTCATCATCTCCGTACTTGCCAGTCCATACTTCATCTGCCAACTCCTGTGCGGACGCACTGTAAATATGATTGATAACTTCCTGCACCTCATCATATCTGCTTCCGAGTGCTGTTTTTCTTGCATCTCCGCCGCCGAACTCATCTTTCATAGTTCTGTAAACCAATTCAAGCGTTGTTCCCTCCGGAGCAGACACTTCCGGCTCATCCTTGCTGTCATCATTGTTGGCAGTAAATCCATTGAGTCCTGCCGCTTTGATTGCCGCAGGGAAGTCACGATAGCAGAAATCTTGGTCTACTGTTCTGCCGCAGATTGTCTTGTCCGCAATGAAATTCTGACCGCCGCCATACTGCCAAATATCGTGAGATGTTGCAGGTGTGTTGGATGAATACTTTGCCACCCAATGAGTAAATCTCTGTAAACGAGAGTCGTCTACATGAGACTGGAAGTGTGAGTCTGATGTATAAACTCCAACGAAGTATCCTGCCTTTTCGCATCTGTCGCAAAATGCAATAACGATGTCTGTGAGAGTATCCTTTGCGTTCTTGAGCATATTGCCCTCGACATCGTAGTAGATAGGATATTCAAACTGCTTTCCTGCAATTACTGATAGGAAATGGTCTGCCTCCACCTGTGCGTCTGCAACAGACTTGGCGTTACCATAATAATACGCACCGACAGGCATACCAATCGCCTTGCACTGTGCGTAATAATCTTCAAATTTGATGTCCTTGTACTTACCCGCATCTGCTCCGGCAGCTTTAACAATGACGAACTGTACGCCTCTTTCATCTCTTGCCTGCTTGATGCTAAGGTCTCCCTGCCAATGTGAAATATCAATACCAAAAAGTTTGTTCATAGTAAAACTCCTCCTTTTACAAAAATAAGGGCGGCTTTTCAGCCACCCCGATGTGTTATGCCTATTCAAAATCAGGCTTTAATCAACTTGCCTTTCTTGAGAAGATTTACCATCTCAAGGTTCTGTGCCGCAGTATATGCGTAATTCTTGATACCATTTGCGGCTGCAATCTTCGCACGATGAGCCTTGGATGTATCTTTCTCTCCAACCGCTGCAAGTGCCGTAACAATGGAACCCGATGCTCCTTTGTACTTAGGGTAATGAGAAACCGCCTGTCTTGGATTGCCGGATATGACTACGACAGTATGACCTTTGGTCTTTGTGACAAGAATGTCTCCGTTGCACAACTTCGTGCCGGATGTTACCGTAATAGGCTCCATGAACTGCTTAGACGCTTTGAGAGCGGACACCTCGGCTGATGTGTTGAAATTGCCCGGGTCAAATCCCGCTTGGATGCAGCACGCTCTTACAAGTGAACTGCAATCAGCCTCTGTCTTGGCAGAAATCTTTGCAAGGCTTCCGCTCTTTCTTAACTGTTCAATTACAGTTATGCGGTGTCCTTGGCAGTATCCGATGTTGTTGTTTTTGCAGGCCTGTATCATTGATTCCGCAATAGCATTGGCAACCGCAACACTCTTTGGTCTCATGCAAATCCATCCCTTTGAATGGACATAGTACGGCTGAGTTGAGACTTCGTTTCCTGTTTGGTCTCCCGGCTTTCCACCGGAGATTTTGCCGTTCTCATCAATTCTCGCACTACCTACCATTAAACTCATGTCAATTCCTCCTTAAACAAATAGGGCAACCTTTCGACCGCCCTGTGCTTACGATATGTTTCTCAGATTACTCCTCATCATCGGTGTTGGAACCGCTATTGGCATAGTCGGTCAATCCCTCTCCGATGATGTACGCCACCACGGACGCACCTGCCATGATGAGTGCAGTTACCTGTGTTGCTGTGTTGTCTGTGCCGCCAGTAGCCAAAATCATCATAGAGACAAAGGATGCTACTGCCGTCCATAACTTTCTACTTGTCAGTTTTCTGACCCAATCAATTTTCTTCATGTTCTTTTCCTCCTGTTATAAAAATGAATTTTCTCCCATGCACTTCTGATAGACTTTATCTATCTTTGCAATGGCATTTACTGCTTTACTGTTCTTGTACTCCGGATGCTCCGAACAATATCTCTCATAGTCCGAGATGTCGTCCAGTATCTGATTGAAGAACTCCTCAGAATGTTCCACTCCTCTTCGCAATTCATCTGCAAATCGGAGTATTCGAGTGCGGCACTCATCCGCATCGTCTTTGTCCATCCTGTTCTTGAGGTCATCGTGCTTCTCTTTCAGATTTTTGACATCATTCTCGACTGTCTCCAATTTGTCCATCACATCCTTGTTCATGGTCTTTCCGAGAAATCTCATAGCATTGCCTGCAAGTTTTCCGATAGCAGACCAAGGATTGACTTTGATTGGTGCAATCTGTACCAATGTCATAAAGAGCAGTACGACACCGCCTCCTGCTTTCAGCCAATCATTTAGGCTCACATTCCTCACCTCCTTTCATAGAAAAAAACCGCCTACTTCGGCGGCTTAACATCAAGATATTTGCATTTATTACACGGATACTGACCTGCCGGGATGAACCATGACTTACAGTCGCCGCACTCGCCATAGTGGCTGCAACTTCCGGAGCATCGCTCATATCCCATAAAGCATCTCCTCTTCCTGTGGGAGCATTTGAATAAATCTTTCTTCATTCTCTCTCCTTTCTCCATGCGTCAATATCATATCTGTATAAAGAGATGCCAACAATTCCTCACTGTCTGTGTGTTCCAACATACCTGTATAACTATTGAATGTCTGAGTAACCTGCTCGAGAGTCATCTCATAATCGTGATACTTATTTGCTACACCTCTGAGGCTTCTCTTCATTCCGAGAGTCGTTGATTTCCTCAGCACAACCTTGTTGTACCAAAGTCTGTATCCTACAAATTCGATGCCTTGATTGATAGGTCTGATGCAGGTTTTCTGATTCAGATTCAGTTCAAGTTCTTTCTCAAGGAAAGAATCTATCGCCCATCTCCATTCATGGAGTTGAGCCTTGCTGTTACTCAGAATAATGATGTCATCCACATACCGGACATAATACTTGATACCCAAAACTCTCTTGCAGAACTGGTCGGCTTCGTTCAAATAGATGTTCGCAAACATCTGACTGAGCAGGTTTCCAATAGGCATACCCACATCGAACAACCTCTCCTCCAACGGAACATCTCCCGGAGACTTCCCGGGTGGCAATCCGAATGGAGTATGCTTGCAGTCGATAATGCTGAATAGAACTCCAAGCAATCTTTCGTCCTTGATTTTCTTTCTCAGAATTTTCTTGAGTACCTTGTGTGAAATCCGGTAAAAATATTTGCTGATGTCAAGTTTCAGATAGTACCAATCTCCATCTTTCTTGCTGACACACTCCAACCAACCTTTCAGACGAGTCATTGCTCCCAATGCTCCTCTGCCGGGTATGCAGCCATACGAGTCCTTGATATATCCCTTAATCAGCATAGGATTGACAACTCTATAAATCGCCCACTGAACTACACGGTGTTCAAAGGCGATTGACATTATCATTCTTTTCTTAGGTTCATAGACGAAGAATATGTAGTACCTATCTATCTCGTACTCTCCTCGCAGGATTCTTTCTCTCAACTCTTCAAGATTAGTCCAAGAGTCGTAGCCAAATCGCAGGACATCCCTGTTATACCTACGACTGTTGGACGCATCGAGAAAAGCATCGTAAAGGTTATCCATTGAGAAGATGATGTCATATACATTCTTAATCTTCATCCAAAAACCACCTTTACATTCTTGCATAGCGACTTTCGCCATAGGCTACTCGCGGCTTTCAAGTTCCCATTACGAGCCGTGAGCCTCCCGAATGGAGGAACCGACCGCTGTCCTATTGCACTCACTACTCTCATACGGTCGGTTGTTTTTCTCCTTTTTGGAGTGGAAACAGGCTCCTTTACCCCTCGTGTACTGGCAGGCAATCCGTAGACCTCCTGCTAATCTGACAATATGAGGGTAGAGCGGAGCGGAAACCGATGTTGCTGTTCGAGTTAGACCGAGCATTGTTGAGGTTCAAGTTGAACACACCCGCATTGGCACCATTGTTCCAGTTGCCTCCGGCAATCGGCAAACGCAATAGCCTGTTCCCAAAGTATTGCTTAATCATTTCCTGCCGTTGTTTTGTGCAGTGGCTGTGACCTTATTTATCCAACTTCCGGTCATCTTACCTATCTGCGAGAGGTAATCGCTCATTACATTAAATCTCTTTTGGTCGAGGATGCGTTTCTTATATGCTCTTTCCACATAAAATTTGGTGTACTGTACCTGCTTGTCGAGTTCGTTGAGTTCCTTGAGTACAGATTTTGCATAATAACATTTATGGGTATCCATCTCCCTTTCAGCCATAGCGTTCATGCACATTCTGATTTTGGTTGCGAGTCCTGCATACCCTTTCTCTGTTCTTGGGAACTTATCAAGGAACGGTTCAGCATAGTCCATCATGTCTGCCACTTTTTGTCTTATACTTTCGCCCTCTGCTCCTTTTGTTGGTGTATCGCTCATTTTACCTCCCTACAAAATATGCGTCCGGTGGACTGTCCGAATTATGTCGCACGGACTGTCCTATGGACGCACATCATTTCATCATCTTATTTTCATACGCTCGCTAACGCTCGCAAAACAAAATACAAAACTCAGATTACAGTTCTACATAAGCGGAGCGGAAACCGATGCTGCCGTTCGAGTCAGACCGAGCAAGGTCGAGGTGCAAGTCGAACACACCCGCATCGGCACCATAGTACCAGCCGCCCCCGGCAATCGGCAAACGCTCGCCGGAGTTATTCATCCAATGTCCGTCTCCTCCATAATCTTTGCCCGGCTCATCCGGATATAAGATGAGAGCCTTTGCCAACTCCGGTGCGGTAACTCCGCTTGCAAGTGTCATCTTCGTATATTCATCGTATCTACCCGCATCTGCGGCAGTTGTAATTCCGGTAGTCAACTGAATATGGCTGCTTACCCAGTCATACTTGAGGGTTGCTGCTGTTCCCGGGTCTACGATAGAACCGTCATTCTTGATTGCTTTCCATAATGTAGAGGATGAGGACATATCGCACTCGGAGCCGAGAGCGGCATTGTTGTAAGGGATAATCTGAATTTCTCCCTCATTCAGTCTCATGCCGCCGAGCCATTCCCATACATTGCCGTTCATATCCTGTATTCCGAACTGAGTATGGTCGTGACCCCATGTTGCAGGACCGGAACCTGTGAATGTTCTTCCTGTCTTGTCGTTGTCCTTTGCAGCCTCCTGTCCTTTCTCATAGGTGTATGCCGAGTCTCTGCCATAGTTATTATTGCCATGCGGCATAGTTCCCATCTTGCGTGTGAGTAGTGCTACTGCCGCCCATTCAGCAAGAGTACCGAGATGGAAGCCTGCACCCTTTGCCTCGCAAGCCTGTCTTGCAGCATCCCAGTTGACATAGGTCTTAGGGTCTCTGTGAGACATGGAGTACGCTCTACCATTGATGATGACATTCTGATACTTAGAATACAGGAATCTGCTCTTTTCAACTCCGTTTACAGAAAACGCAGGATGCACATTCTCGGAGCCGCCTGCGATAATTTCGGAGTTCTTGAGTTTGTTGATAGGTACATAGACGGAAGGAAGTCCGAGGTCATCGAGTAATACGATATTCTTTCCTCCGGAAATCTCCTTAACCGCTGCTGCAAACTGGTCGTAATTAGACATAATTCTTTACCTCCTTAGTCGATTGCATAAAGTTTGAGAGTTACATTGTCCATAGAGAACGCAACAGGTTCGGGAACCATAACGGTCTTGCTACTGTTTTCGTCCTCTGGGTCGTATTCGGGATTATCCTGCTCCTTATCGACATACTTTCTTGCAGGAATCTCAATCTGTGCTACATACTTAACGCCAAGACCTGTAACAAGCATTCCGTACTTGTCGATGCAGATGTCTACATTGACATCAAAATCTCTTTCCAGTTTGGCGAGATTGAGCATTAACTCATCATCGAATGTGACCTTTGTCTTGCTTACTGTGTAGGGGATTTTTTCTCCTACATTGACTTCTACAACTTTCATTGCCATCTTTCTTTACCTCCTAATGTTTTCTTGCCTCTGCATACGCCTCATCGGTTTTCTGAGCGATGCAGTCTGCCATATCCCTCTGAGCGGCTGTCGCTCTTTCGGGATTGATGCCATATTCCTTGAGAGTAGCGTCACGCTGACTTCTCCTCTCATCGCTGTGAATGATTACATTTGCCATTACGCTGCATTACCTCCCTGCACATACAGTTTGAGGTCCACAGATGCAGCACTTCCGGTGTACTTAACCTTGAAACCATTGACCTGCTTGTCGTAAACAATGATGTCGCCTACATTGTCAACAGGAGTAACGATTTCCGCCGTAACTGTGTAATCAAAACTGTCTCTGTTTACAGACAACGCCACCGTCTTTGCGGAATTATTAAAAAAAGCCTCTCCTGCCGTATTGGTAAGAGTGACTTTGATAATTTCGCCTCCGATGTTGTTAATCTGTTCTCCTTGATGCTTAATTACTTCGGACAGAAACTCTGCCGTGAGATTGGCACCGTTAATGCCTCCCTCCATGTTGTTGAGGTTCTGCTCATCCACAGGCGTACCTTCCTGTATTCCCTCAACATCATCAACCCATGTCGTAGGTTCGTAGGAACCTGTTCCATTGGTATCAAGGTACGGTTGATTTCTACCATTCATTAGGTCTCATCCTCCTTTTCATAGATTGGGAACTCAAACTTTGTCAGAACACCTTGGTTGGCTGCACGGACAATCTCGGTTGCTTGATACCCTGCCTGTTTTCCTGTAACATCAATAATTCTCACAGCCTTTATGGTCTGTGAGCCGCTCGATGTTCTCGGAAAGCCAACGATGATTTCAACCTTGTTGCCGACTACTCTCTTGGTGTTGATTGTCGCATCGTACCATGCTCCATTGACGAGGTACTGAAACTTTACCAACGCATTGAGCCACTGCTTTCTTCGGTCGTTCATAAAATCTGTACTCCAAAAAGACATCGTTTTTACCTCCTTCTGATTTATTTTCCACAACTCTTAGTGCCGCATCGCTTGATAGTTGCAGCGGATACGATGACTTTGCTGCTTACCTCTGAGCCATTGGATACCGCAGTCTGTACCACAGGTTCGGTTCCTTCTCCCGAGATAATCGTTCCGCTCTTCGGTGCATTTGAAACTCCAATCAGAGCATTACTCTGAATGTTGATGCAGTCCGAGAACTGAACTTTTGCAGGCATCATCATCTTTCCTCCGCCGCTCGTAACAACTCCGGATAATGGCAAAACCGTAGTCGTGTTGGTAAAGGTCTTTCCTACCTCCGTGCTTTCTCCGATGAATACACCGTTGACAGCCTTGGCAGGATAAACGCCGGACACCGACTGACCTGCTACCAATACATCCACGATTTCGTAATCTGAGTTGATGATGACTTCTACATCATCCGTAAAGATTTCTCCTGTCGTGGAATTATATAATTTGCCACCTATCCGAATCGTGCCGGACAGGGTTGTGTCAAATACATTTGTGATTGCGTTCATATCGAGATTTGTCTCGACATACATGATATTTCCAAGTGTGCCGGGTCTTGGCTTGGTGCCGCACTTGAATGTTCCGCAAATCAAAAGGTCGTAGGTTGCACATATCCATCGGACAAGCGTTTCTACGACCACCTTAATCTGATATTCAAATTCAATACGAACTCCCGCAGGTTTTACCATTGGAACTTCGCCTACCCTTACGACCTCTCCGCCCGGCTTGAGGAATGGCATTGTCAGAATAATCGTTGCGGGCATATCCGGGTCCTCGATGTAATAAATCGGAGAGACATCCCACAGCAAAGCAAGACCATTCATCAAATCGTAATAGGTACATTCGTTGGTATTTACCAAGTTCTGATACCGCAGGAACTGCCTGTATCTTTCGTCAGAAATAACAGGGTCCTCAACATTGATACCCGCCAGTATCCCGGCTTCTTTCCTGCTGAGGGGAATAATAGTTCCAACCATATCCAAATTCTGCCCTGTGGCTATATCGAGGTCTGTGAGGTTCTCTAAGTCATCAAACACCTGTTGGAGTTCCTGTAACTGTTTCGAGAACGCTCGTATCAATGCCTCGATATTTTTCTTCTCAAGAAACTGCTGAGGTAAATCGTTCAGCCAATTATCAACTATCTTCACTGAACGACACCTCGATTCTCTTCTCGTCTATCAGAACCTTTTGGCGTGATGTAACGATGATATTCTTCTGCTTGTAATCTGACGGCTGAGGTACATACACGCTCGATGTTCCGTATGCTGTGTAAATCTCAATGTATGTCAGACCTGCTACTGCATAATAGATACCGTCATTCAGCAACTGAGTGAGGAGGTTTTTACCTGCCACAAATTCTGCTCCATCATTTAACAGTGACTGCATAGTGAGTGCTGCATAGTTCGTAGGCAGTTCTGATTTGTTTCCATGCAATACAACCTTGAGCCATGTGTACAGGTAATCCGGTCTGTTGAAATGCACCGGGATGGAATCTCCATAATTTCCCGGAACCGCAACTTCGACACTTCCATAGGTCTGAATACCTCCTGCTTTTCTCCGCAGGATTGCCTCTGCAATCTCATTGCTGTCTCCACCCTCAACTATGATTTCAATGCTGTGTGGCGGAAGCCCTCTCTCATCGACTGTATCTGTATCATTCTCATATCCGGATGCAGTCTCTACATTCTCGACATTGTTCAGCAATTCTCCAACAATGGATTCTATCATCGTATTGGACCTTAATGCCGATTTTGCAATGTAAGACTGTCTCAGTTCGATGTCTGATTCTCTCTTTCTGCCGTATGTAGGTTCGAGCAGATTCGTCACGGCATTGAATCCGGTAATATTGTTTACCATCTTCGTAACAATGCCGTATGGGAGGGTAATCTTTCCGTAATCTTCCGTGAGGAACGATGCGATAACTGTGACGCTCGATGTCGTGAGGTTGTCTGACAGTATGAGAACATTGCTCCTGCTTAATGTCTTATCTTCAATCGTAAGCGTATTGTCAGTCGTTGTGACCATGTATCCGTCATCCTTAATCACTCCTGCAAGTCCTTCGATGATGCTGCTCTCAATTCCGTCCGTGCTTGAGTATGAGAACTGGTTTCCGTTCACGGTAACAGAATAGACACCGACCTCAGCCGATGCCACCTTGATGCTGACCTTATTGAACGCCTCTCTCGTGATTTCAAACTCGTCCGCACTTTTCAGTCTTACTTCCGGATTTGTATTCGTGGCAACGATTGCTTCCTCACGGACATAGGTTCCGTCATCTCCGGTACAGTGCAGCATATAAGTCGTATTCTTATTTGCTGCTCTGCGGATACCTCCGTACTGGACTGCATTATCGAGGTTGATACCTGTTGCTGTCGCAGGATACTTCGCATAGTAGTTGTTCTGTGCAGTTTCCCACAACACCGAAATCTGATTGGAGAATGTCGTGATGAGCGTATCAAGGAATGACGGTTTCGTCAGTCTCGTATCAAAGCCAAAATCAGCCGACAGGTCTGTATGGATTTCCTCCATAATCGTGTCAAGCCTCTTGATGTTGAACCCTTTGTCAGTTACTCCGTATTCTGCCATCTATTTCCACCTCCTCTCTGATAACTTCGTTGTCAACATAGGCAGTGAACATTATCTTTCCCTGCCTCGTTTTTCTGTCATATTCAACCGTAACATCCTTAACATCTGTTACTTCTGTGACATCAAATATTTTCTCCCGGACTGCCATCTCAAAACTGTCGGTGTCCGGGTTCTTGATGAAAAGTTCATCTCTGTACGGCAGACCTTCCTCTTCATCCCATCTCCATTCTCCGAGCCACCACTTGAGCCGTATCTTAATCTTCTGTGCAACAGACTCTGTAAGGGAGATGTCTCCTTTCTCCGAGAGGAATAAATCTCCGTCTGCGGATAGTAAAATATCCATAAAGCACCTCCTCTTGTATGGACTTCGTTATTTGCTTATTTCTGCCTTTCAGCCTTGCTTATGGAGAATTTGTTGTCCTTTGCAAAAGAAACGAATCCTGTGGCTGTCACGGCTTTATATGCTATGTTATTTAGGTTTTTGGGTGTCTCCTCCGGTGCTATCGACATGAGTATGGTTCTTGAGGGATACCGAACCCGCCTTGATGTCTCCTGTGACTGTCAGACTGCCATCTATATGCACCCCGCCGTCATCCAGTTCCATAACTGTCGAACCTGTATCAATCGTGCAGCCTCCATCATTTACCATGATTTCTGCTCCTCCGGCTTTGATGATGACCGCATTGCCGCTTGACGCTCTTATCATCGGTTCGTAACTCTTCTCGAGCAAACCGGGAATAACCATTGCACTTGACAGGTCGAATTTCAACGAACCGAGTGACTCAGAACCTGTTCTCCAAGCATCCAGTTCCACCTCAGATACAAGGATGATGCAACTGTCGCCTTTCTTCACAGGGAATGCTATTCCTACTCCCGAACTTTGACAGAACGGAAAAATGACCGGAGCCTCAGTTATCGTAGGATAGTCAAGTTTCACTCCATCAGATGTAACATATTTCCCGATTGGCTTTACCGTTGCCATTCCGCCATCAAACGAGATTATTTCTCCCGGGAGTGCAGTATGGATTTCATTCACGACCGCTTTCGCAGTTTTTTCAATCTCTGCTGTGACTTCCTGTAACATATCTTCCTCCTATGCTTTGGCAAGGTCTGACATCTTCACTGCCGCAGTTACGGTAGAACCGATGCCGATAACAACTCGGTCTCCCTTGACCTGTATCACATCATAAACAGAGTACCAACATACGAACATTCCGCCCGAATACTGATACCCTCTCGTCCTACTGCCCTGTTTGACGGTTCTGATGACCTTGACCTTATCGCCTTTCTTAATACTTCCCGATGAACCTCCACTGCTTCCGGATGACTTGGACTTGCTACCATCCTCAGCCTTTTTGTCAAGTTTCGGGGCGTTTGCAATTTTCAGCAACTGTGCTGTGCATACCCAGTCTCCGGACATATTGTCTCCGTCCATCGTGACCTTATAAACCAAAAAATACCCGCTTGCGGTGTCGCTGCTGAGTCTGACAATATCATTAACTCCTATCGCACCGTTGAGCAGGTACTCAACTTCCCATCCTGTCTTAGACTCATCTCCCGAACCGATTGTGATTCTTTTCGGGATGTTGATGAGTCCGGTATCGGATGAAAGCAAATAACCCTGTGTCGCAATGGAGCGACCGGGCCATGTAACATGAATGACTTGGTTCTGTATCGACCAACTCTGTCCGCAGTAGTTCGCAATCTTCTGTAATGCATTCTTCGCCTTTCCGACATAAGAAAACCCATTCGGGATAGTTCTGAACCACAAATCCGGAGCGAACTTGATGGATAACCCCATAGCGGCGGCTATCTTCTTGTAGACCGTTTTGCCGTTGACCTTGCCATTGATTGACACCTTAATATTCGTGTCTCTGAGTTCTACGAGACCATCTACGACCGTGAGTTCCGTAAGTCTGTCTGCGTTATCGAGAGTCGTGATTGCCGATGATACATTACCGACCAGTATCAGAGACCTGTTATTTCCATATCCTGCCTTGAGTTCTACAATGCAGTCTTTGGATTCCAGTATGCTCAGATTCTGTTTTGACAGGTTCCATATCTGAACTTTTGCGTCATTAGGGCTTTCCTCGCTCGACTTCTCTACCGAAAACGAAACATGGAGGCAATCCTCAGTAATACTGTTCACATTTCCGATTTCAAATCCTTTCGTTCCCATCTTCCCTGCTCGCAGGGTATAGGTTCTCATCCAGTTTTCGTTTGCCATATCAATCATCCTCCAATTCAATCGTAGGTATGTAGACAAACTCCGCTGTCACATCCTTGAAAGCGTTTCTTCCGACAGTATCGAGGGATGAGATACATCCGAAGATGCCTTTCGGTATATCGCTCTCTGTGTAGAAATGGAATATCGGAAAATTTGGAACTATCCTTGTCTGAGTAATGATAGGTTCCATATTCTCGTCATACAGACCAAAACTCCAATAATCATACTTTTCGTTGTAGGTAAATCTCAAACCATATTCAACACCGTCTATGGAGAGTGTCGAAACACTATCGTTCATATCCGGTACTGTGATATAAAGCATTTCAACACCTCCTAAATCAGACCGAGACCGCTTGCTGCTCCATACAGGATTGAAGCGGATTTCTTTGAGTTGCTTTTCGACTTCGAGGAACTACTGCCTCCCGAACCGCTTGAAGAACCGGAAGAACTGCTTGACGATGCAGTAGATGATGCAGATGTCTTGGATGTCGATGCCTTTCCTGCTTTTGCCATTGTCGCCCCGGCTTTCAGTATATAATGTGGTATGTTGACGGTTTTCCTCTTTGTCACTCTGACTTTCTTTGCAGAAATGGAAATCTCACGAGCGTATCCTGTGTCCGTAGACTTCTTGATACTAATGCTCGTGATACCCATATTCGTATATATCGTGTCAGAAGTTACTATCTTTGTGAGTTGCTTATCGAACCATTTCCGCTGAATCATATCGCAGATTTGGTTCACTCTGTCGTTGGATGTACCATGGCGGTACAGCCATGTGACAGGAGTATTTGTCAGATACAATGTCATAGACACCGAGAGTGGGTCATTGATAATCGTATCTGACACCGGAAATCCCTCTTCAACCGGGTACTCCGGAATGGTGGAGGTCATATTCTTAGTCTCGTCTATGAGAGCGTCAAACTCAATCCCCCACACTGAAACAGGTTGCATATTTCTCGCCATATAACCTACCCCCTTGCATAGGCAAGTCCTCTTGCCATTTGTGTCGTTGCATCCACTGCTGACTTATTCATAGCCTTGGATACATTTTTCTGAGTTTCTGTACTTCCTCCGGTATAACTGTTGTTGATATTGACATTCTGTGTCATGTTGGAGGTTGTATTATTTACTTGACTGCTTGCAGCCGTTGCCGCAGATGCCGTTGCTCCCTGCATCAATGTCTTAATGCCGCTCGCTACACCTTTGACCTTATCGAGAACTGTGTCCTCGCTTGCTGAGATTCCGTCTGCCAGTCCGCCCATAAAGTCGGGCATCCATGACTGATAGTCTGTCAATGGTCCTTCATCCGGTACAGAGAAATGCAGGAATGACTTAATCTTGTCAGCCACTCCCTTTACTGCATCGGTAACTTTTCCGATTGCTCCCTTAATACCGTTTACGATACCATCTATGATGTCAGAACCCCATTTCAACGCTTGGCTTGGCAAGCCTTTTATCCAGTCTATTGCTGCTGTCAGTCCATTCACGATAGCGTTCTTGATGTTGCCGACAAATCCGGTAACTCCCGATACCATATTACTGAATGTACTCGAGACAAACGATGCGATGCCGCTGAATATATTGCTGAAGAACGATGATATAGCCGACAGCACCGATGATACGACATTGTATATGCCATTTATCGCTCCGGAGATAACTCCTGTAATCGTGGACCAAATGCCCTGTATAAACGACACAATGCCATTCCATATCCCTTGAAAGAAACTGCAAATCGCACCCCAAATTGCGTTCCACACTGCCTGTATTGCGGCAAGTGCCATACTGAACAGCAACTTGATTGTCTCCCATACTGCGGTAATAAAGTTGACGATTACATCCCACACTCCTTGGAATATGGACTTAATCGCCTCCCACGCTCCTTGCCAATCGCCTGTAAATACGGACGATATGAAATTCGCTACGCCTTTGATGATGTCAAGAAATCCGTTGATGATACCTCCCAACGAATCCCATATAACCTTGAACCAAGCCAGTATTTCCGAACCCCAACTATTCCAAAAAGCCTGTATCCATTTGAATACAGTTTCGATAATCGTGGCTACCATGTTGAATACGGCGTTGGCTACTTCAAATATTGCATCCCATATTGCGGACAGTGCATCGAGGATAGCCTGCCAAATGGCAAGTATCTTATCTTTGGTGCTTTCCTGCGAACCGTTGATTTCGTCCTCAGTACCTCCGAACAGAGTGGCTGCGAGTTGCGTGATGAAAGTCCAAACCCCATTGAGCAGAGTACTGATTATTCCCCATACTCTCTCGAAGTTCTTCTTTATCTGTTCTCCATGCCTCTCGAAGAAACCTTTGACCGTATCTATCCACATTCCTGCCGCAGTCTTGAGAATATCCAACACATTAAGTAGGAACACCTTGACCTTGGTAAATGCGTTGAATATCGCCTGTCGTGCATTGTCTGCACCAATTCCTGCCTTGTCGAATATCGTGCCAATCAGTGAGTCATTTCCCATGAGGAAATTGATGAAATCCTCGACTATCAATGCCAGTATCACTATCACAGCAACGATTCCGAGTATCTTCAAATTGGCAAACGAAAACAACTTCCCTATACCCTGTATGAGTGATAGAAAAGCCTTGGCTCCCCCGATGATTTTGCTCCAATTCATAGCAATTAAAAAAGCTGCCGCAACTATCGCAAGCAACTTCATGGCATTTTCCATGCCTCCAAACCGGTTGATGATGTTCTTTATTGCGTCGGTGGCTTTGTTGATGCCGTTCTTCATCGAGGATGTGAACCTCTCCATAGCAGGTTGCAGCCTTTTTACAACTGCGTGTATCCTGTCGAATGACCGCAGGATACGATTGTTTCCGTCCGCATCCAGTAGGATTGCTTTGGAAAATTTCGTTGCCGCTTTCACGCCCTTTGTTACCCATTGAACAAATACGGACATTACTGGGAGCAACTGACCGCCTATAAACTCCTTAAATTCTTCCTGTGCCGCCTTTAACTGCCTTGTAGATGACTCATACGAACCCATACTTCTGACACAATCTCCGACTGCATCGGGAGACTGCCGCAGGATTGCATTGTAGTTTACCTGCATCTTCTCCAACTGAGACAGGCTGTCGTATGTACCCGACATTCCGAGTGCTGCCATCGTTTCGGCTCGTGTTGTATCATTCAGAACTGCACCGAGAGTCTTTGCCGCCTCACTCTCTCCCATGACAGCCTTAGTCATGGCATTAACTGCCACATCTTCGTCTTGGTTCGAGAATGATGCAATATCGAGAGCGAGGGTTGTCATCTGCTCCGAGAGTTTTGAGCCCTCCTCTCTTGTCATACCAAATCCTACCAACAAGTTCTGTTGGTCTGCCAAGTAGGTCTTAATCGTGTTCTTGTTTCGACCGACTGAGTCTGCGAATTGCTCCGCCCATTTGTCAACTTCATCAGCCATGTTTCCAAATACGACATTGAACTTATTCTCCATCTCTTCGACATTTGATGCCGCTTCCACGCAATCCTTGGCAAACGATGTAATCTTGGCAACAGAAAAGACGACCGCAATCTTTCCTAAGAGTTTGGTCGCCATATTCTTAATACCTTTTATACTGTTTTCCGCCTGCTGTTGAGATGCACGGTCCACATCGAAGCCGAAAGCGACAGATATATCTCTAATCGTCACTTATCAAGACCTCCTTTCCAGTTCGTCTGCTCTCCCTTTCTCAATATCCAACTGCATAGAATACAGTGCGTATAATTTCAGCATTTCATCGAGGGTGTAGACCTCCTGCAATTCGGTCATGGATACCATTCCCGCCTTGATGAGGATGTAACACCGGAGTTCCAACTCACTGAATTGTGAATAATCAAACTTGCCGAACTTTACAATATCTTCCTCGGAGTCTTGGTAGCCACCTGTTCGGCTTTCCCAGATAGGGTGGCTAACTTCTCGAAAAAACCGTTGAAGTTCAACTTTATAACATGAACGCAGAGAACGAACATATCCTGCACATTACCGCAGAAAACTTCATCAGCGAGGTCTTTGTCGAGAACATCCTGCTGTGTCTCGCCCCCTTCGTCCTCATATTCAATAACAATGTTGCCACCGAGCAGGAGTTTCTTCATCAGAGCCTCCAATCTGTCTCCGTTGATTACGGTTGATGTCGATAATGCCTCGGCAGCCTTATTTACATCTACATCCATCAAGTCTCCATCCCCGACAAGTGGTGCAATCGCACCAATAAGGGGAGACAGCACGGATGCCAACTCCCCTGTGAGATTTGCCGCCTTAAATGCCGGGAACGGCTTGATGAAAAAGTTATTCTCGCCAACCTTTACCTTTTTTGCTTCCATCTGTTTTAATGCCATGATTCATTTCCTCCTTACTTGAACTGTCCTTCGCCTACGGCGATTTCCCATTCACGGTTGCCCTGCGCCTTACCTCTCGCCCATGATGCAGGTTTTGTTACCCATGCAACTGAGCCTGTGAACTTCTCGTTTCCGAGCAGGTCTGCAATGTTCACATTGAATGTACCTGTGCCATCTTTCTTGTCCTTGTCATACATTTTCTGTAAGTACTTGTTTGTGGCAGATGCCTGTAACAGTGCCAACTTAATCGTGTAGACATTGGAAGGGTCGATGCTTCGAGCAATCTCTCCGTCTGCACCTACGACATAGGATGTACCATCGCCCGCAGGCTCAATGCTGATGAATGAATCATCTGCAAAGCCGGAAACGATGTGTCTGCCTAATGCACAGGTAACTTTCTTCGGATTGTAGGTTGTTACTTTACTCATTGTCCTTTATCCTCCTTCCTAGAATGTCAAGTTGCCGCTGATTTCAACTGCATGGATTGCTCCTGCAAGCCGAGCGGACCACTTGCATCCAGTGAGTTTTCTCGACTTCCTTTCTGCCTCTGTGAGGTCAGATGCTTTCGGAACAGTGACTGTGTATCCGTAGATAGGATTGTCGTCATTGTCATACTCCGTAGGAGCGATGCCTCCGATATCCTGTCCGTCCTTGAGTGTAGAGTCCATAACTCCCTCGATGAGACCGATGCCTCCGTCAGTAAACGGAACCTTGCGGTTTGTCTTGAGAGCATTGAACACTCTAATCTGTAACTCATTCTTGAGCCAGTCTCTGAAACGGATAACATCAATCCACTCTCCTGCGAGCGTCATGCCGCCCATAGCACAGTTGCAGCCTGCGTAACGGAGGAACGTGTTGATGTTCTTATCTCCCAGTGCTTTCTTCTGTGCAGTGGATAACTTAGTTGGAACGACTGTTGCCAGTTCCTTGAGGTGCCATGTTTCTGTTCCCGGGTCATAGCCAAAGCACTTAGCCATCCAAGCAAGTGCTGCATACTGGTTCTCAGCAGGCTGTTCTCCTGCTTCGTGGCTATCTGCCAGTCCGGAGAAGATACCGAATGTGCGGTAGAAACTGGAATTCTTTACCGGGCAGGAATCAATGTCGGTGTACTCAAATCCGTACAGTTTCTCGTTTGCCTCCGCCCATGTCTTTGCAGCCTCAATGTCCTTACTGTCTCTGAACTCCGTGAGGTGTATACCATAAAAAGATGCCTCAGAATTTGCTCTTGCGAGTGTTTCTGCGACATCTTCATAGGTCTGCTCTGTCTTTTTCCTTACAACGAAGTAAATCTCATCCGGAGACGGATTCTGTGAAAAAGCAACCGTTGCAGCGATGTATGCAGGACTATCAGTATTGTAACCGTAGTCGAGCAATTCATCAGCCTTGCTGATTGCCGTTGTGCCGGAGATTGCTGTTCCTTTAGCAGCAGGCTCGGCTACCACCAAGAGGATGCTGTCGAAACTCTCATCACTTGAACCCGGACTCGAAATTTCCACATCGCACTTGATGATGTCATCTAATGGATTGTTCTTCATTATGCTTTACCTCCTTTAGGTTTCTTCTGATATTTCTACTTCCTCGATAGAACCCGATACCGCATCTGCCATCTCAGCAGTACCACCGCCGGATGCGTTTGGAATATCTGCACCACCGATTCCGTAAGAACCGTTTGCATCTTGAGAAAAAGAAACCGTTGCCTCAGCCATTGCTCGGTAACGGTACTTACTGTCATTCTGCAAATTTGTCAAATCCCTCACAGGCGGTTCGAGGGAAATATCTAAGCCATGTGCTGCCAGTCTGTCTACAAGCTCCTCAGAATCGAGGTAATTGAAGAAATCCTGTAAATCGCTTGCGGCTGTGTTGGCATAGTTTCCGGTAACATTCTTTGCTACCGTAACCGCCTTGCCCTTTGTGTAAAGATTTACCTCGAGCATAGTGCTACAAGGATAAAATCTGTTACCATCATCATCTACTACCGGAAAGCGGGTTCTGTTGATGTTTCCGGTCTTGAGCGTCACATAAGGTAAATCCGGTTTCGTATTTATCTGCTCCGCCCATATAACCGTAGCACCGTGGAAGAACTCAGCCGTAACATCGTAGATGACCGACTCTACATTCTCCATGTTCATTATTCGCCCTCCTGTTGTGGACCATCTTCGGCATCCAAGCACTGTACGAATGTTGCCGTCCAGTGTTTCAGCGGCGTGTTCTCACTTAACCTGCTTGACAGGCACTCGAACCACTTCCCTTGAAACCAAACACGGTCTGCTTTCTGCTTTTTATGCTCATCCTCAGCCAAAATCTCGTAGTCACAGAATACTTTCAGCTTCTGAACTGATTTCCTACCGTCCTCTTCGGTCTGTATGGTGTCCTCTAAGGTCTGTATATCCATAGGGAGCGTTAAATCTTCGTAAGGTATAGAAGAATACCCTTGAACATATTTAGGCTCTGAATAACGCCTCAGCGTGTAATTCTTCTTTAAGAAGTTCATCAGTCTCCACTTCCCTTCTGCTTAATTTCGTAATTGACCGACTGTCTCATTCGTCCAGTGTCAATCAATGGTTTGGATGAGCCTTTCTTCTTGACAGTCGATGCCGCATTTGGTGCGAAACTGCCGTCCGTAATCTTCTCTTGGATGAGGTCTTTCTGAAAAATCCCTATCTCCTTGAGGACCTGTTCGGCAGAAACACCTCTTACGAGGTCTTTTTTCTTCTCCTGCAAGAAACTTTTAATCTTTGATGCGTTGTCATCAACACTCATACGCAAAAACGGACGAGCCGGAATATGCACGGTTCCAAGTTCGTTCCATGCTGCAATGTCGCAGATGTCTGTGCCGTTCTCCTCCGTGGCTTTACCATGTTGGAATCCGACTCGCACTTCCTTTTCTGCCAGTTCCTTGAGCATTTTCTGAAACTTTCTGCCGTCCGCCGTTACGGTGTCGGTAATTCTCACACTCATTGAGCCTCTCCTGCTGATACAACCGGGATGATTGCATTTCTCCGGAGCGTAAGAAACTCCAAGCCATATACGGTAAGTGCATATTCCGCATCGACTTGGAGATTCGTCTGTTGTCCAGTCGTATAACTGATTGAGGTTTCGCCCTCTGAATATGACCCAACTCTGAGCGAGTCTGCAATGGTTCCTGTTCCGGTGTCTCCATACCCATTCATCTTCAACTTGTGAGCTGTCAGATATGCCAGTGCCTTTTGGTACGACTTCCCGAACCTCTTCTCGCTGATTTGGTCTGAGTACAGTTCGATAAACGATTTGACACCGTACTGAGTAACCTTGCCATCCTCATTGACTACATCTTCGTCAGGTAGGTTATCAAATTCCTTTGCAACCATTCGGAATATCTCTAAGGCATTCATAAAGCCACCTCCTCAACTTACTTGCTGAGAGCAGCCTTTACCTTCTTGCGTACATCCGCGAGGTCCTTGCAGTCTGCCGGGTTGATACCGAGTTCCTTTGCAAGAGCGGCTACATCTTCATCAGATGCGTCCTTGAGAGAATCTAACTTTGCTTTCTTCTCAGCCTCAGCCTTGGCTTCTGCCTCAGCCTTCGCCTTATCTTCATCGGCTTTCTTCTCAGCCGCAGCCTTTGATGCAGCCGATGTCTTACCGGACAGGGATACTAACCCCATATTCTTGTACACTTCTAAGATAGGACTTGTTTCAAAAGCAACAGGCACTTCCTTGGTTTCCCCCGGAAGTACCGTTACCTCGCCAACTCCAATTACCTTTTCGGATAAATTTGTCATCTTAATTGCCATTTCGTGTTTCCTCCTTCTTTTAGACTACGCTCCAACCGCAATGAGTGCAGAGAGCGGATAATAGATGATGCAACCTGCGACACGCTCCTCGCAGGGAACGATTACTTCGAGGTTTCTGTTCTGTAACGGATACTGATAGAACGGCATCGGAATCTCGAGACTGAACTTATCAGCAGAATTCGTATACAGGAACATAACGCCTTTCTTGTAAGGGTTTGTATCCTCAGCATCTTCCTCCAACTCCGGTGCAGATACGATGTCCTTGAGGTACGGTGCGTTCTCCTTGAGGAAACGAAGTACCGTATATCCGGTGTTCGGAATCTGACGAGTGGAGATGTCGATGTAAACGCTGTGAGGGAGCATCAGAGTGTCAGCGTGTTCAACACCCTTGGTAATCTTCGCCTGGTATGCAAACATACCGTTGATGTCATCAAGAATCTGAGATGCTGTCTTATGCTTGAAGTCAGTATGCTTAACTCCCTTCTCATCCTCAACCTCGCTGAGAGTGTAAAGAGGAATGTTGTTGTCGGTAGACAGAACTCCGACAAGGTTGTTCTGCTTATCGCCCGCAAATGCGATGACATTGGTTGTGCGGTCTACTGCGTATCTTGCAGAATCAGCACGGCGAGTATCGAGAGACTTTCCTGCCATACGGCTCGCTCTCATATCCTGTACCGAATATCCGTAGGATGCACCGATAGACTTAACAAATGCAGTAGATGGAGCACCCTTAACATCTGCTCTCGGGAGGTCAGTAGCATAGTTGCTGATGATTGCAGCCATACCGGTTCTCTCGTAAGAGTAGTATGTCATGGACTCGGCACCTTCCGGTACTTCGTGTGTGATAGGGAAATTATTCAGAGCAGTGAACTCCGGATAAATCTTGTCGTAGGACTTAGACTTGATGTAGTCCAGTTCTCTCGCAAAGAAGATAGAGGCATCATCTGTGCTGTCGAATCTGCAAAGTCTGTCCTCCTTGAGTGCAGGCATCAGATTTGATGCCTTTAATGCTGCAAGGTCTGCTACATCATAGCCAGTGGATGGCATATCGGGATTGTAATTTTTGCTCATTCTTTCTTACCTCCTTAGATTAAAGTACGATGACAGCAATGCCGTCATCAGATGCGTTGCCGAATGTAGCGTTGATGTCAAGGTATTCAACCTTGGAACCACTGCCCTCGCCGTTATCGGATGCGTGTGTGAACATTCCTGCCTCGTCTCCTGTCGGAACGACATAAGCCTTTGCTCCATAAGTAGGAGTAGCACCTGTGGCAAGCCTGCCCCAAATGTTACCTTTCTTCATAACGCTGAGGGATGCGTTCTTCTTAACGATAACCTTGCCTGCCATATCCTGTTCTGTGTTAGGCAGTGCGACTGTGATACCCTCAATCTGTGCGGCTGTTGTGCCAGTAACAGGAACCTTGATGCCGTTACCCTTGTCTGTACCGATTGCCACGGCAAGACCGTACTTCATAACGCCATCTTCGTTCTCATTCTTGCGGGTTACAACCTCATCAAATGCGATGTCATACTTTCCGCCCGGTACACCCTTAGGGGTGCCATAATTGTAATTAAGCTGTGCTGCCATTACTCATTACCTCCTTCTCTTGCAATCATGTTCTTTCTTGAATTGGCTGCCATGCTCTCATTGGAGTCTGCTCTTCTCTTAGGAGCCTGTGCAGTCATCTGATTCTTCTGATACGCAACTCCCTTGTGCTTGTTTGCCTCAGCAACTGCGAGGTCGTACATAGCATCAATGTAGGCATCAGACTTACCGTCCATACGCATAGTAGGCAGGACCTTTGCGATAATCGCTTTCTTAGCCTGCTTAATGCTCATGTCCTCGAGACCGTCCATGTTGAGTTTGTCTCCAACACGGCAGATGCTTAATCTCTGACGAACAATCTTGTCCGCAGAGTCTGCGTTCAGAGACTTGGACTCGTCATCAGAACTATCTTTGTTCTCTTCCTCGCCCTCTTCATCGCAGCCATCTTCCTTAGTCTCCGGCTCTTCATCTTCGCCATCGGCGTTGCCTTTCATCTCAGCGAGAACTTTCTCGAGAGCAGCGAGGAGCATATCAATATCCTCGTCCTGCTGTGCGATAACTCCCATAGCAGCATTGGTATCTTCTGGGTCATCTTCGGCATCTCTTCTGTCTCTGCGGTCTTTGACCATCTGAGCGATGTCTGCCGGAGTGCTGCCCTTTTCCTCTTCTGCCGGAGTATCCTCTCCCTCGCCGTCAGCCGCCTGTTCCTCCTCAGTTGCAGGAGTGGAGTTCTCTTCGGCTGTGTCGCCATCTGCCTCAGCGGCAGGTGTCTCTTTCTCTTCTGCGTCTGCGGATGCTCTCTCAGCCTTTCTTGCCTTATAGGCTTCGATGGCTTTCTCGAGTTCTTCCGGAGACATTGCCCCACCGTCAGCACGGCGGGAATTTGTTGCTTTTGCCATTGCTTTACCTCCTTTTAGTTCGGGTTCATCAGACCCATCAATGTTCAATCTTGCCTGTTCCCCTGCTCTCGCAGATGCAACTAAGGCAAGGTGGTTGATGACGATATTCGTCTGAATTGCGTCATACGGTTCCCCATTCCATACGCCCGGCTTCTCAATCAAGTCGAGATTGTATCCCAAGGACAATTCCTTGAGACCACATTTCTTCATGGAATCGGTGTCGTGGATGATGATTTCCGCACGGACATCATCTCCATCCTCATAACCGTCTGAAAGTATGGTTCCTATCTGCTCCTTATCAACATTGTTCTTATCCACAACTCCTGCATCATGGGTAATGATGATTGGCTTGCCTCGATAGGTTTTCAACGAGTTCTCGTCAAACACATACTTAGGTAATCGCAACTCCCTCCGGATACTGCCATCGGGGTTTGTATATTCAAATATTCCGCAGGATGTCAGTATCGGGTGGTCTACCAAATAGCCTTCATCTGTGAAATAAGTTGAATCATTCTTGTCGAGCCGGATGCTGTCTAATCTTCTGACTCTTCTCAGTTTTGGTGCATCTCGTGTTTCCATTGGTCTTGTGTCCTCCTTTTCTTGCGGCTTTTGACTCATGCATGACATGGGCGATTGCCATGTCTGCCGTCCTGTCTGAGTAACCCTCACTATTGCTCATCCGAGCCTCCGCTATCCGCAGGCTCACTTGGCATCATCAGTTCAGTGATGGCAAGAGTCAGACTCTGAATATGAGCAACTCCATCGAGTCGTATCGTTTCAAGGGTCTGTGCCGCTTTCTCTGCTCCATCTCCGAGAGATGCAAGTTTGTCTGTACTTCCGATAACTGTGTCTGCCTCATCTTTGAGTGCGAGGCATAAGTTTCTGATTGCTTCGTCCATGTCATACCTCCAATCTACTTGATAGTGATATTCACGCTGTCATCCACAGGGAGGTTCAGCGTGTTCTTGTTGAATACAGGTCTGCCAATGCACCTGCACTGGTAATCTTCGCCCGGGTTACAGGTTCTTCCGTCAGAATTTGTTGGAGGATTGCTCCAACTGAACTTCTTGCCGTTCAGTGACCTGTGACTGTCTCGAACTCTCTCATCTCCACAGGTACACCATATATACTCCGTGATACCTGCATCTTCCTGTTGATACCTCTGTATCTGACCGTTGAGCTTTGCAGTTTGGTCTCGAGCAATCAAAGTGGCGTGTTTCTTGCTGATGCGATACACCCTCTGAATATCCTTAACCATCTTCGTTGTAGTCCTGCCGTTGGTGTAGCCGTCATACACGATGTCTTTCATTTTGTCGAGGGTATCCTCCGGTATCGTGGAGATGAGGTCTATATTCTGCTTGACCCATTCCAGTAACTGCTCCGAGTAAAACTCCCCGAGATAATAGTCCTCTCTGATGTCGATTCCGAGAGTGGCTTTGATTGCTCTCTTCCACTCCTTGACTGTCAACTTCCTATTGAGATGAGCCAACGACTCAAGCCTCCTCCTCAGACCGAAACCAACCGTCTTTTTCAGCAGGTTGGATTTCATCTTCGTAAACAGAGCATTGACCTGTAACATTAAATCAGTGGCTGCATCCGCTCTCCGGTTGTCAGCCACCAATTCATCTCGATTTGCTTTGTACGACTCCTTGAGTGCCGGGAGGTTTTCTTCCAGTTCTTCCTTGAGGAGCCGCATATATTCATTTGTCACTCGCATATACTCACGCTCTGCCGCTTCCGGTATCTGAGGTGTGTATTTGCTATACAGACTGTCGTGTCCGTAGAACTTCCTGCCGACCTTTTGTAGTGTCCGCTTTCTGATTACTTCCTCGTCCATGAATCCGCCTCCTTACTGCCCGAGCAAATCCTCGAGCATCTTGAGTGACTCCTCGAATGGAGGAAACAGGAACTTGCCTTTCAACTCTTCCAGTGACAGCCACCTTTCATTCAGCATTTCAACTCCATCTGCCTCCGGAGTGCCTGTGAATTGGTCTGTGAAATATATCATAGAATCGCAATATGCGGCTGACCTGCTTTTATAAACTCCCAAAGGTAGAAGATTAAGGGGAACGATATTAAACTCCTCCTGTGCCTCTCTGAGCGCTGCATCTTCGGGTGTTTCTCCATCCTCAACATGACCTCCGGGTCCACAGATACCTTCCGATGACCTTCGGCTTGCACATAGGATTTTGCCATTCTTGATAACAAGAACAGCGGCTCCACCGCAGTCCTCTCCGTCCTCAGCCTCACTCTTAATCTGTAAATCAAAGTCATCATTCTCAGATGTTCCCGACATTTCTGTCGGGGAGAATGTATCGTCCGGCAGGTTGAGGTCATCTTCTGTGATGACTTCCTCGATGTCGAACTCTCCCTCGGTAGCGAGAGAACTTCTGACTTCGGATGGGTCGAGTACGCCGGAGTCGATGTAGGTCTGTGCTGTCTGTGCCTTGGTCTGCTCTGTGGTGGCTTTCTTCTGTGCGATGTCTGCCTGCTCTGTATCTGACAGAGACCACAGTGCAGCGAACTTCATCTTGTACTTTGGAATCTCCGGTATCTTCCCTTCGAGCAATCCCTGCTTGAGAATGAGGTCAATGACCTTTCGGGCATTGGCTTTCATGTTCTGCTTCTGAATGTTCTCCACCATGTTGTAGTAGTTCTCGAGGTCGCTCTCGCCTGTGGCGTTCATGCCTGCCGGGGAACGACCGAACAAAATGGTCTGTGGAATATTCGTGACTGCCGAAAGCATATTGCAGGTCGTGTCAATGACATCCTTGACTCCCGACATCTGCAATGTCTTGAAGTCGTAGTCCTCTCCCTCGGCATCAATCGCCATTGAGTTGAGGATACCTCGTGCCATATCAATAACCTGTAATCTTTGGAGGACCTTGTTTTCTCCATCTTCTGTGCTGAGGAGGTTGGCAAGGTTCTTCATCTTGTATATTGCCTGTACTGACCTTTCCAGTAACTTCACACCGTTGGAATGAGATGTAAGACACTCTCTCAGTGCTTTCTTAATCTTCACATACTCCGGTATGCCCCAGTATCTGTAAATCGAATTGGTGGTCTGCTCCGGGAGTCTGCCGTTTCTGAATACCAAGCATCTTGAGTAGTGGACCGTGAAATATCCGTACATCGAGTAGATGTGGTAATACTCCGGCTGTGCAAATGGTTTGTCGCTGTGCATCGTGTCGTAGAAGTGGAAGTTATACAGGCTCGTGTAATCTTCCTGCACAACTGCTCTCTCGAACACTCGCAATTCCTCAATGGTCGTGACCTTATCCCAATTCAAAGGTTCCTCGAGACCGCCTCCGTCATCGCATAACATAACAATGAGCGAACCTCCATAGAGTCTCGCCCACTTCTCTGCCGTTGCAAATTTGTCCTCGAAGTCCAGTTCATCCAATCGCTTGTCGATATACTCGGCAATATCTTCATCTCCATAGTCGATGTCAAATCCGTGTTTCACAGCCTCTTCGGATGGTCGGTCGATTATCTTAGTGAACAGACCGTTTCCCTCATACAATCGAATGAGTTCGAGGTCCGATACCACAGGTTCCTGCTCGTAGGTGTATGCAGTCGAGTTATCCTGTGCTGTGCCATACTTATTAAGCAGGTTCGTGTATCCGTCCTGCCGGAACTTGTCTTGAGTTCCTTCGATGATTGCCGCTCCTCGCCTCAGCTTATTCATTTGGTCGAGTTTGGCTTTCTGTTGTTCATCCACTTGTCTGTTCTCCTTTCTGCAACAAAAAACAGCCTGTATATCAGACTGTATTGTGCTTCATAATATCCTGTTTGGCTTTGTTGCCGCCCTGTGCTGCCTTTTGGCATCTTTCGATGGAGAATTTGTTATCCATGCAAAAAGGTTTCGTTTCTGCCTTTATATGAGTGTCTCCCATTACAGGAGAGCATCAATATCAAATGTGTTGTTCGTCAGTTCGTTAAAGGAATCTGATGACGCATCGACCATATCATCGTGCTTTGATTCCGGGAATGACTCTAACTGGCTGAAATACTCCTCATTCCAATCTCCGAGGAGAACTTCAACATTACCATTCTGCCATTGTGCAGCGAACGGTGTCGCTCTCAGTTCCTTGCTACCGCTGACTGGCAGTGTCTTGACATTAAATCCGGACAGCAATTTGACATACTGCCCTGCGAGGACCTTGCCTGCCTGTCCGGGGTCTTGAGGAACTCTGACGATGTACTGGTATCCATACCTCTGACGGTCGATGAGTGCCGTGTTGTAAACCAACTTCTCAACATCTCCGGCTTTTATCCTTTGGTTGATGACATTCAGAACGACTACCGTTCCTCCTTTTCTCAATCCCATAAGAACTCCGGCTGTCAAGTCGGCATCTCCATTCTCATCCTCATCGGTCGCAGCCAAATCCCATGCACGACACCACATAATGATGTCATTCGGTGCCTCAGCAATGATTGTAACCTGCGTCCTCTTGAAGTACCGTCCTGCCTGTGCCTTAATCTTCCAGTTACCATAGAGCAGTCGCTCCATATCAACCTCAGTCATGGCTTTCAAGTTTGACAGGTACGATGGGTCGGATGTCATCAGAATCTTGTTATCTTCCAGTCGGCTCGCTATGAATGTTACGGACTTACAATCAGTAGGAGGAATATCATACTTCTCTGCCAAATCTACTGGTGAGTCTCCCCAGTAGATAACATCGTTCAGAACGCACATATACCGGACAACACCACTTCGTTCTCGAATAGGGTATCCGGTATCTTGGTCTATCCACCATGATATGAAATCTGCCACCCAACTATCTGAGTCCGGGTTACAGGTGGCACGCACATACGGCTTCACACCGCAGGTACTTCGGTTTCGGGATAGCATATACAGGAACTGATGCTTGGTAAAGTGCGTCAACTCATCAAAGGCAAGGTATGCAATTTCAGTACCCTGCCACGCAAGCAAATCTTCCTCTCTATCCAAATGGGCGAATGTCAACTTCGCTCCGGCATCGAACTTCCAATGGAGTTTCGGTGTATTTCTTTGGTGTGCATCCGGCACTTGCGAGAATATCTTGGTACTGGCATCCCACAAACCACCCTCAGCGGTAATCTGTGTGAAATTCTTTCGGAAGATAACAGCACCAAATCCTTTGACATCCTTGTGTCTCAATGCCTCGAGCAACAGTGCGTAGGTCTTGCCTCCACCTGCCGCACCACCATAAATAACAATGTCTGCTGAGGATGCCATGAACATCGTCTGAGGACCTGCCTGCGGTCCGAGAACATTCTGCTTTGGTTCATCCCTGCCGTTCTCCGGTATGAGGATTGCTGGATACTGCAACTCAATCACATCCGGGTCATCTGCCTCAATGTACCCGAACCTGTTCAGCTCTCCTGTCAGTTCTCCTAATACACGAATAGCTGAGGTGTCTCCCTCGACCATTGCTTTCTGTATGAGTCTGACAACAACTGCGGCTTGGTAGGTCATGTCATTCTCTTCCAAACCCATACGAGCGAGCGTGTCTCTGACATTACCCATCTGCTCCGAAACTGTCGTCTCCATGATGCTTTTTGCCATGTCTCGCATCGTTTTTTTCTGTCTGCGAACCTCCGCAGATTTCAGACCGCCTTTCCTACCACGCTCCCTTGCTTCCTCTTTGGTTCGCACCGGAACTAAATTCTGTGTGCCGGGATGCTCAGATGACGCATTTTCGGTAGGTTTTTCTGCCTTTTTCTTAGCCACAACTCGCTCACCACCTTTCCTACATACCAAAATGGAGCCGATATAGGAACTCGCTTCGCTTCTATTCGACTCCTTGATACTTTCTTTGGCTATTCAGTTTGGGCGGCTCACGCCCCATACAGGCGACTTACTACCTCCTTACCTTCGGCTATCGCCTTGGGGATGTCTGTTCCTATCTGTCTGTAAAACTCCGGATGAACAATGCACTCATACGCTCTGCTCATCTTGTCTCTGTCTGCCACCGTGATATTGATTCTAAATCCCTTGGCTATTCTGAGTGCTTTCTTGAAGTCTCCTTCTCGAACTGCCTCTCTGACTATATCTGTTTTCTTTATCATAACGACCACCTCGCATTTGTTTTATTTGACGGTCGTACGATAACATAGCCTCCTGCCAAGTCAATAGAAAAATCAGTATTTATCTTGAATTTTATCCACAGGGTTTCCTTTGCGGGTCTTACTGTATTCGAGCATCTCCCGATACTCTCCCTCGGTACACAAATCATGCAGGTGCTTATATTCGTATCGAGGCTGCCAACTTCCCTCATCAAAGAACGATACCTGTAATGGAGATAATGCCTCCTGCTCCACTAAGTTCATTCCCCAATCAGTCTTTCCCGCTTTCTTTCCCTTTATGGTGTGAACATCGTAAACCCATTCCGGTACGATGTCATCCGGGAGATTGCAGTTTCTGATGTCGATAAACTCGTGGTCATCCCATCTCACAAGGAACTCTGCATCCATAATGTCATTTCCAATAGTGCTGCTGAATTTGCCACATATCTGATACATGAGTACCATGATACCTTTGCAGATGTAGATTTCATCTCTCTTATCCAGTCCTTTGTTCTTGTTTACATAATCATCAGACTGTTTCAATGAAACAATCTCCCTTGTCGGAATGCCTTTACATTCGTTTCGGGAGATTACATACAATGTTTTCCAAGCGTAGGATAAATCAGTCTGTCTCAGATTATGAATGGCATACCCTGCCAGTTCCATATCAAGGGTTCTGATTCCTTTTCTGAGATATGCCGCCCACATTTCGCACTTGGTTTTCTTATCATCATCCGGATTGATAGTAAGTTCTTCATCGCCGGGAATAGAAGTCATATCGAATATAGACATCTGTTCTCCCTCAAATGAGGACTCGGGAACTTCCCATTCCCCTACCTCTCCGCTGATGTTCTTAATCTCGAGAGCGTCATCTGCTACACTCTCGATTTCCCTTACAGTCTGTTGTACAAATTCCTTTGACAACTCGCCCGGGTCTGTAACATAGGTTTGGAGGACGAAGTTGCAGGCATAATAGCAAGCATCTCTGCTCTTTTTGGCATCGCATAAAAGCGTAATTGCCTGCGATACATACCGGGTGTCTTTCTCGTATCCTTTTCGGTTACGGTTTCTGACATCATCGGTGTACCTCAGAGCAACTATCTCCTTTGCCAAAATACCCCAACAATCCTCGCATGATACGGTCATTATTCTATTCCACAGCATTGTGTGGTAGGAGCCGAATAATTCCATTGCTGCATATCCTGCCCTTTCCTTATCTCCCCTGCGGATTGCTTTCTGCAAGAGAGATGCCATCGTGAACATATTGTGACCGCTTCTTGTTTCTAATCTGTAAGCCATAATAGACCTCCTTTTCCTTTAACTTTGGCGTATCGTAGCATAACCTCCTGTAAAGTCAAGGAAATATCAGTAAAAATAAGAGGTAGTTCCGTTTATTTACGGATGCTACCTCCTAACCCTCACATATATCTTGTTGGTCTTTAACTGATAGTCAAAATATTTGCCCCACTTGTGCTTCATCAACTCGAAACTGGCTATTTGGTCGTTTCGGGTCTTTTGGGAATTTCCTCCGGAATTTACATCCGTTGCTCCGTGGGAACACAGGTACTTCGGCTTGAGGATGATTCTGTTCTTGAGCAGTTCCTGTAATACTGCATCCGTATCGCAACAGTATCCAATCTTCTCATCGAACCTTGCCTTGTAGACTTTCTTATTGAACCATCTCAATCCTCCGGATGTTCCTGCAAAGGTAAACTCCTGTGCATAGTTCCACGGTGCGATAGACGCATCCACTGCTCCGTATCCTATGTCGAGGTCTACCATCAACTGTGCAATCCTTTCCAGTTCCGATGTGATAACCTCCGGGTCCGTAATCTTCTCATTGAAGTCGAGCCTGTATATGAGGTCGTTCATATCATCATCTATCATTGCGATTACATCTTCCTCTGAATTATCTACAATCCAGTTCACAACCTTGACGATGTTGTTTATCTCCTCATCCGGTACTGCAATCAGATTTTCTTTCGGGATGACCTTGAGGTATTCATCCTCCTCAGACTTTCTGACAACCACTTTGTAGTATTCCAGTAACTTATGAGTGGTAATCGTGGCTGCTCTCTTGTAACTCGGTATGTAGATACCAAACTTCCTTTTGTTCATAGCCACACCTCCGGTATTCTAAATCCTGCATTGAAGATATAATCAATGACGCTCATGTTCGGCAGGAACGGTTTGTATTTTCTCTGATACACAACTGGTTGATAATCAGAATAGACGAGGTTGATGCCGTTCTTCCGGTATCTTTCCTCGTCATGGTACGCTTTCGCTCCTGTTCCGCTGTAATATGTGTCAGCCTTTGCAATCTTGCACATCTGTAATATCCTGTCATCCTTATGGCCTGTAATTCCAAGTTCCGATGCCATGATGACTTCGGTCTTAATTCCAAATCTCCTCAGAATGTAGTATATGAGGTTGCTATTCAGTTCCACGAGCCGCAGGTCCTCTCTCGACAGAGCCTCAATCCTGTCGATTATCTCCATGCCCTCTGAGAAGTGATTCGCCCTTGCGTACGCTTCCTTTATGGTTCTGCATATCTTTGGCAGATTTCTCATCGGGTCTGATATGGAAATGTCGCACAGTCTCGAATCGTGATGAGCGTTGACCGGAACCGTAATCTTCTGCTCCCCTGCTTTGGTCTGTATCCGGTTCCAGTTGTGCATCCCTTTTTTGGAATAGCACACATCATCAGACAGAACCAAGACATCGCTCTTGAAAGCCTTGTAGAAAACTCCCATATACGGCAAAAAGTTCGGCTGATGTGATGTAAGTATCATTCAGCCACCTCCCTTATCAGCATAAATGCCTCCGCATACTTCTTTCCTACCGTGACTCCCCTGTGCTGTGCAAGTGCCTTGATTCCTTCAATGGACCTTGCCGCAGGATACTCTCTCAACTGAGACTTGTATCCCTCCATTGCCATGAGTTTGAAGTTTATCTGCTTCGTGATGTCCTCATAGACGTTCGGGATAAATGCGTTCTGCGTATTCGGAATATTCCAGTCTGTCTCAGACAGAACTTCATACGCAAGGATTCTTTTCACATTGTTACTTCCATTCGGTCTCAGTGCCACCATTGCAGCATCTGCTACAATCTGATGGTCTCGGTGCATATCTCCTCGATGTGGAATGAAAACTTCATCCGGTCGTACCACATCGACCACATCTGCCAAGATTTCATTCAGCCTGTATTGAGGAATGGTGTCGAGCCTTGCTGTCGGCAGTGCAATTCTGATGAAATGACCTACGCCCACATTACTGTGAGCAATCTGCATTTCCTTAAATTCCTGCTCAATGAACTTTCGGGAATACATCGGTCTCTTTCCCTCTGATACGATGCAGACCCATACATCGTCTCCTGCCTCTGCCCTTTTTGCAATTACGCCTCCACATCCAAGGATTTCATCATCCGGGTGTGGTGCGATAACCAATACTGTCATCTGTCTGTCCTCCTTTTGATTATCTTTGCCGGAACACCTACTGCCGTGCAGTACGGCTCGATGTCTCCGAGGACTACCGCCCCTGCTCCGATAACTGAAAATTCTCCAAGTCTCTGCTGACCTATGCAGCAAGCCATACTGCCGAGGTAGGCACCATCTTCCACGACTACATCCCCATTCATCACGGTCGCTGTCGCTATCCGGGTGTGGTTCTTAATCGTGCAGTGATGCTCAATCAAAGATTTGGAGTTTACCATGTTGTTGTCTCCTATGACGGTTCCAATATTGATAACCGCCAACTTCCCAATAAAATTGCCTGTGCCTATCTTGACCGAATCAGAGATGAGTGCTGTCTTGTCGATGATGTTGATTGTCTCGAGACCTAATCTCTTGGCTTCCTCAAATTGCCTCTTCCTTGGTTCTGTATCTCCTATGGATATAAAATAGGCATAGTCTCTAAAATTGAAAACCTCCTCGATTGTGGCTGCTAAAATAGGTTTTCCCATGTGGTATCCCTTTTTATATTCATCCACGAAACCGATGAGGTCATATTCTTCCTTTGCCATAGAGTCATATACCGACTCTGCATATTCTCCGGCTCCAACGAATATCACTTTCTTCATTCCTTGGCACCGTCCTTAGCCTGTAAATCTTCTTTGGACTGGATTTGGTCCTTAATCTTGTCGTACCATATCGCCCTTGCATTTATCTTTCTCTTCGAGATTGCAACCTTTGCACCCTCGATGCCGAGTTTTCTGATGAGGTCGTTATAGTCGAGTTCATTCTTGCAGACAATCATCACATAGTCATACTTCTCATAATGGATGAGTTCCATCTCCGGTATGCTGCGTTCTTCCATCTCTTTCTTGGTTGCTTTCTCAAGTCCGAGGTCAACCGCAAGGTCTGCCGTCCAGTCTGCCAGTAAGTCCATATCCCAATCTCCGGAATGGGTGTTATCCTTGATGTTGATTGCTCGAAGTTCTGCCTCCGAGTAACCGATGAGCCTCTTACACAGGATAACTGTGTCCGGGTCCATCTCTTTGATGACGCTCAGTCTCATATTCCCACCGATGATATTGTCGTTCTCATCTATGATGAATGAGCCGAAGTCTCCGAAAGTTTCGATGCTGTTCCGGAGTTCATCTTTCTTCTTTTTGGTAATCTTTCTCGGATTTCCAAAGCCTGTTTTGACATCTCCCGCTCTCATTTCAACGGTTTCAATTCTTTTCTCTGCCATAATGTCATATCCTTTCTGTAAAAATGCTGAATTTCGTGATACAATGATGACATCCGTTCTTGAGAGGAGGTGTCATCATGTATAACGGAGACGAAAAGTTAATCAGTGACGGCGTGTATCTGCCGTACACGATGCTCAACTTTTGGCAATGGTCTCTCTCGAATATCCAGTTCGGAATGACAAGAGGAACATTTGCCGATTTCATTGTGAGATGCTCGCTTGACAGTGGCGGTATCATTACACGCCCCGACATCGGTACAGGTTTTGAACCTTACGACCTTGAAGGACCTGTAATACCGTCCATCGGAAGAGTATCTCGTATCGAGGTCAAATCATCTGCATATCTCAACTCTGAGACCTGCAAGTATTCGGAGAGAGCATCTTTCAGCATCGCTCCGGCAAGAGTTCCTGTCGATGGCGATTACAAAAAAGACTCGCCTCAGCAGCGGAACAACGACCTCTATGTTTTCTGCCTCTACACCGCAACAGACAATCGAAGAAACATTCTTGACCTGTCTTGGTGGGAGTTTTTCGTTCTGCCTACATACCGGATTGAAGAAAACGAGAGTCTGTGCAAGCAGAAAACCATTTCCATAAAGCGTGTCAAGGAACTATGTCCTACGCTTTCATTCGATATGCTGTGCAATGCAATCGTGGAGTCGTGCAACTCCATTCCTGCAAATAGTCAAATAGGTTCTACCCCCCCCACCCGAACATCCGTTCAGTTTTGAGGTGTAGACTCGAGCCGCTTTTCTCTCTTGAGATGGCGGCTTTTTGCATAAAAATAGACTGCCTCCGGGAATTGAGACAGTCTTGCTCGCTAATGCCAAATACAGAAATATCCCGAACGATTTCTCGCCGGGATACTCATGTCGTCTTTGGGAAGAAGAACTACATGGCTCTGCATTTGGATGACATTATGGGGTCTGTTGGCTACTACCATACTATCATTGGAGTATTCCAATTTCAACCTTACATTTTTCTTACATTCCAATTCAGTATGTATTGTGCGTTTTGTATAGCCGCAGGGAGCGTTTATTTCCTACATTCCGAGCAAATATACCGCCAATATCTTACAGGCTATTCCTATGTCTCTGTAAACGATTTTCTCACTGATGTTTTCCATCCCAGCAATTTCTTTTACATCATGTGCCTCGTCATCAATATACATTGCGTGCAGTTCTCTGTATCTTCTCTTCGCCTCCTCACTTGAGGAATTGTCAGCCTCTTTCTTATACAGTGCCATAGCCTTGTCGATAGACTGTATCTCGAATGAGTCTCTTTTTCTTTTGTTCTCAACAGACCTTATCCTGTTGTCTGCTTTCTCAACAACATCAAGTCCGTTTCCCATCAAATCTCTCACAAACGCCCATCTCAGTTCAATCTTCTCATCCTCTGTGAACTCTTCGGTCTCTGCCAGTGATGCTTTCACCCTGCGGTAGGATTGGAGTTTCTTCTTTGTGATGCGAACATTCTCATTATCTTTACGCTTCTGAGTTTTCTGTTCTTCGGAACGATATGCCTCAACCGCTCTATCGGCTGCAATGGCTGCTAAGTCGTTGAGTTGTTCCTGTGTTAATGAATATCTTGCCTCTTTCATCAGCCGCCTCCTTGACTTTCTATGCCTTATAGCATATAATTTTTCTTACCAGTATTGAGTCGCTAAGTGAGGCGGCTCTTTTTCTTTGTCATCTTCTATGGTTTCTCGCATTCGGGCAAGTAGCAAAGTGAGAAACATATCCAAATCCAGTTGCTTCATCTGCATTGATGCCAGTGACGCAGGCGACTACATCGCCGCCCGGTGTCACAATTCTTTCCTTGCCATGAGGGTCAGTCTTATAATTGACAATCTTCTCATTCACAGGCATGGACTTTCCCGACTTCATCTTTATAAATCGGATTTTGGCTCCGCAACTCCTGCATCTTCCTTCGTTTCCGTACATCCTTCCGCCTTTCTGCTCGCATCCGCTGCGGCTGCACATACCGCCATAGCATCTTCGAGTCTGATTGCAAGCATGATATTCGTCTGCACATCTCTGATGGAGAATGTGCCAGTCTCTACGCTTGCAGATACATTTGCCTTTGTTTGTGACTGCTTGAATGGATAGCCAGTTTTCTGTCTCTTCTGTGTGAACTTGGTTCTCACGCAATCAGTTCTTAACTGAACACCATCAAGCGGACCATTCTTCGGATTGTCATTCTGATAAATCTTATTCTCTTCCATTACTTTCTCCCTCCGAAACGCTTTTTCTTAGTAGGGTTCATCCTGCGTGATGCAGGATGTCCTTTCTCTCTCCAAATCTTGTCAAAGAAGTAATGGAACATATCTGTTGTTCCGCTTCTCTTATAACTCTGATTTCTTGCTACTTCTCTTGCTAACTTTCTCATCGTGTCGTCTCCTTATCTTTGCTCGCTGATAATTCAGCCATGCCTTAATCAATTTTACAGTTACCCTTAACATCAATACTCCTCCGGGTCATCGTATCCATAGTCATCCCCAAATTCGTCTGACATATCTTCCTCGTCCCGTGGACCGTCCTCCGGACTTCCATCGGACTCATCATCTTCCGGCTCATTCATAGGGAGTGCAGGGATTTTTCTTCCCTCGAGAACTTCGCCCTCAACAACTTCCGCATCGGTCGCAGGCTCCTGTGCGTTCTGAACCTCCATGTCAAAGATGCTCATTTGGTCTCTTCCAGTAATAGGTCTGAGTACATACTCGCCTTTTTCATTATCCCAAATCATCTCCATGCCATCGCAGTTCATATCGCCTTTCTGCTCATTCTTGATTTGCAGAACCGAGCCAACCTTATGCTGAAACTTCGGAGTATGTACAATTCTCATATCTCCCTCGATGTTCGGGTCTCTGTTCTGAACTGTCTCCTCTGTGAATGACACATCAATCGTGATTGTCATTTTTCCCTCGAGACTGCCCTTTTCCGCCATGTTGGCAAGCAGTTTCTGTAATACTTGGTCTGCATCCGTTCTTAACTTCTTGAATGTGTCATCCTCGAAATGCAGTGTCGTTTCCTCAATGAAACTTCCCATACTATTTTTCCACCTTTCCAAATTGAATATTGTTCTTTATCATAAACTCCTTTACAGACAGTATCTGAGCCTTTGTTCCTCTAATCGTGAACGATGCCTTATAAATCTTGGTGTCAGTATCCTTGTCTGCAAACGGGTCTACAACCTGTGCATCCTTTGACTGTTCCGGTACGCTTTCCGGCTGTCTTGGTACATTTTCCGCAGGAATTGATACGCTTTCTGTGACCTTTGGTACGCTTTCTGCCTGCTCCTGCACATTTTCCAGTTCGGTTGGAGGATTGGTAGCCTCTGCCGCTTTGGCTGCTTCCTGCTCTCTCCTGCGTTCCTCAGCCTCTTCTCGAGCCGCTTTCTCTTCCTCTGCCTTGCGGTCAATTTCTTTCATTCTGCCGACCTCACTGAGAACCGATGTCATATTTCTATCCTTGCGGAAGTAATAGTCCTTAGCGTACGCTCTGTACTTCTCTTCAATCATGGTTTCGATTGCTCTGAGGTCTGTATCTGTTCTGCTGATTTCCTTGAAAATCTCTTCCTTGCAAGACTTGAGCGATGCGGTCTTATTGAGCCACTTCGGATTGAAAATCATGTCAAAGGTCAGAACATCCTCCAATTCTCCGATGTTCTCCTTGAAATATGAAATCAACTCCTGCTTCTTATCTTCTTTGACCTTTTCCTCGTATGCCAACAACTGCTCGTCAATCATCGCTATCGGCTCATCTATCATAGCCACAACTTCCTTGACCTCAGCCTCGAATGCTTCATACGGAGCCATCAATGCTTTCTTGACCTGTATTCTTCTGTCGGAAATATCCTTTCTCATGGCATTGAGGGTTGCCCTGTCTTTCTTGGCATCCTGCATCTGCTCCTCCGTGTAGGTCAAGCCAGTGTACTGCTTCGTGATTTCCGCAACAGCATTCATAATCTGCTCTTTGTTCCAACCGATTTTTTGAAGGAATTTTCCCTCATCCGGCTGACTGATTACCAGTGATAATTCTTCCATAAATGTCATCCTTTCTGTATTTGTTTTATGACGACCTCAACTCTCGGCTGCTCTGAGTAAAACTTTCTCACTTGAGCATCTACCACCGCTGAGTCATCGTGATATGCCACCAAGTTTAGGCTGTCGCAAATTATCTTCCCAATATTGTCGAAGTCCGGTTTCTTGGTTGGGCGAATATCCTGTGCCAACATTGCAGCCTTTTTCTTCTTGCTTGCCGATTTCGGAACTTCATAAAATGCAAATATCCTTACATCGAGCATTGCATCATCGGGAAACATATAGCCATGTGCCGTCTGAGAATAATACAGTTTCACGAGATTTTCGTACTCGACCGTTTCTTTCGGCGTATATGCTGTGCTAAACTTCCCTCGGTTTACCACTCTCGGTCGCTGCTTGCCGAATGGCTTGCCGGGAATGGTAAATCTTATCTCATTCATCGCTTCCATCCTCTCTGTACACCTTGAGGAAGTAGTCGATAGTCTTTCCGGTCTCGGTTTTCTTTCTCTTGCCCGGACCAACTGTATAGCCGTTCTCGTGGAGAATTGCTGTTACTGTTTTTCTATCCTCGAGTTTGGCAATACTGATTTCTGCAATCATTTTCAGCATCTTCATCCCTCCAATATCTGTTTGGTTGCTGCATATCGAGATGCCGCCTCCCTTTTTCTCCAAGAGAGACCGCTTACCTTGACCGGATAGCACATCTCGAATATCCTGTCATAAATTCTGTTGTATCGAATATCCTCACAGTTCTTCATCTGCTCCATCGTGAGGTTCGTTGTCAGTATGATTGGCTTGTTGCTTCGGTATCGGCTGTCTATGATGTCGTACACCCTTTCAAGGGAGTAGTCAGTTCCTCTTTCTGCCCCGAGGTCATCTATAATGAGCAACTTGGACTGGTTCATTTTCTCAATCTTGCCGTTGTCATCATCGAATGTTCCGACCTCCTTGAGTATCTTGATGAACGATGTCATTACAACTGATGTCCTGCGGTCGAGCAGTTCATTTGCAATAACTGCCGCAGCATAGCTCTTTCCGGTTCCCACCGGACCCCACAGCAGCAATCCTTGATTATCCTCATACATCTTTTCAAAGTTCACGATGTAATTCCGAACTATTTTGAGGAGTCTTGCGTTATCGTCTGTCTCTGTGAACGACTCCAATCTCGCCTGTGACAGTTTGTCATCCATAAGGCTGAGTTTTCTCAATCCCTCTACGACCCTCATTTCTTCCTGTCGCTTCTGTTCCCTGTCGTAGGCATCCCGCTCTTTCTTCTCGCAGGAACACATGATATGTACTTTCATATCCCGAGTTCCTTCCGAACCGTCCATAAGCGGGAACGGTAAAATCTTCTGTGTCGGCTCTCCGCATACAGAACAATGCAGGAGACCGTCTTTTCCCATATTCTCTTGTCTTTCCATGTTATTCCTCCCAGTCTGCATACGGATTGTCGTCATTGTTTCCAGTTGTAGTTACGGTCGGCGTGCCTGTTTTGATAAAATCAGCAAACGGTGTGGTGTCTGATAAAAAGGTCTTTGGATGCTTAATGAATTTCTGCTCCGTTCTCTCATTCAGAACTTTGGTCCTATAATTCTGTGCTGCTTCCAACATTTCAGCAGGAGACCAACCATCTTTTATCCTTGTCTTGTATTTCTTGTAGGCATCGCCTTTTCCAATTTTACGAGGATACACGCTCCACCACTCCTCGAAATCTTTCGTATATCCCTCAGCCTTGCTTTTAGTTTCCGGCTGTTGAGGAATTGTAGGTTCCGATGTGCTGATAGCAGGCTCCTCCTTTTTTACAGGCGGTGCTTTCTGCTGAGGTGCTAATTTCTTAGCGGCTCTCTCTCTGCGTTTTCGCTCCTTATCCTTTTCTCTTGCTGTCATAGCCTTATACCACTGTTCCTGCCATTCTCCCCAATCGTGGAGATACAGGTCTGTGTCAAGGTCTATCCAACCTGTCGTAATGAGTGCATCAACCGCCTTGAGCGGGTCGATTTCCTCATTCAGTCCAACATAAAGAACCTTTGCGATGTCTGCTCTTGTCGCTCCGATTATCTTTCCTTCACTGTCCGCATTGTTAATGCCCCACAGCCACAGCGTAACCAACATTCCAAGAGCCTCATTTTGACTGCAATTCAACTCTTTGGCGAGAGTTCTCAGTTTTCCACCTACCACCTGTTCGTGAACGCTTATCCACGCCATTGATAGATACCTCCTAAATTCCGGATGTAAGGTCGATAATGGAAATCGGTGCTTTTAGAACCCTGTTGTGCCTGCAACAGTCACACAATTCGCATTTGTCCGGCTCCCTGTCTCCATTCTTAACCATCAACACTCTGTTGATATTTGCAGATACTACGCTCAGAGCCTCATCGAGATAGTTCTGAGTAATCTGAATGATACGGATGTCCGGTTCATTCTCCTTTGTTGCCGCAGCGATAAAGAACGGCAGTTTCTTTCCAGTATTGAGTTCAACAATCTTCTGATAGATTGCTCCTTGGATGTCGTATCCCCAATACCTTACAAAATCGAGGTATCCGATATCCTTGACCCATTTCAAATCCGTAATGGATGCCATCACTTTCAAATCCACAATGGCAACTCCCGGAATGTATGAGTCCATCTTGATTTTCCAGTCGCACCCAAACAGATTACCTGTCATAATTCGCTGCTTCTCTCCCGAGAGATACTTCATAAAATACTCGTCTCTCTCAATGCGGGCGATGATTTCCTCTGCTTTCTTATACGGTGCTTTCAGTTCGCCTTTCTGAGTGAAAATTTCCGGATTTCTTTTCTTGAAGTCATCCAGTGTTCCCTCGATGTATGAGTCCACATAGCTTCCGACCAGCAACGCTGTCGATGGCTCCGGCTTCCACCTCTCCTCTAACTTTTCCATTGCTTCAAACTCACACGCCATCTTCCCATAGGTGCCGTTGAAGTCCTTGAACTGGCTTACGGACATATACGCCTTGTTGGCTTCCATTCCGTAATAATTCTCTGCTGTCAACTCCATAATGTCTCCTTTCTGCTACTGAGTGATGTCGAGTTCTTCCGGCTCGTCATCCTGTTCGCCGCTCTTATCTTCAATCTGAGCGAATGGGTCCTCAGCCTCGATAACATCCGGCTGATTGTCTCCATATTCCTCATTGCCATCCTCATCAAATGTCTTTTGGTCATCTGCAATCGCTCTCTGCATCTCAACAGACAGGATGCCCCACTTGCTGAGAAGCAACTTAATCACAGTTTTCTTTGCCATCGCATCGAAGTCCGTAGACCACTTACTGCTTGTCTTGTTGTCGTTCAAATCATATCTGTACGACTGTGAATACTTCTTTGCGTGATTCGTTACCTCACTCTTGCTCATATACAGTTCTTTGGTAAAACCGGATACAAGGCGGAACCATGCGTAATAACCGACAATCTTGTCAGTCTCTCCATTCTCTCGCTGATGCGTCTGTGAGAAATCAGTCACAAACTCACACTCTCCTGTAATCGGGTTATACGAGCGAAGTTCGTCCTCGTAAACCTCCGAGCAATTCATCTTCTCGTACTGTCCAGTTCTGATTGCCAACTGGACAAAGCCTTTGTACATCATTTGGAACTGTGCAAGGTCCTTTTTAACCCACTGACCTGTTTCTTTATCCTTGAAACTCTTCTTATACGGAACCAATGCTGCAAATCCGAGATTGCTGTCGATTGGCAAGTCAAACGATGCTGCCACAAACGATGCTGCCATGATACTGTTTGCATCACACTGTTTTAACTGTGGCGATGCTGACACCACATTTACAATGGATGCCATGAACTGCGGTGCTTTCTTTCCAAGAACATCTGTAAATCTTTTCTTGACAGTATCCTCATTCAACAGTAACTTTACCTGCTGAACCGGACCAACCTGTCTCTTTGGCTGTTCTGCCAACTGCGTGTTTTCTGCCATCTTCTTACCTCCTTTATGACGCTGCCACGGAATAGCTTTCTCCGAACAGGTCGAATAATTCATTTGCTGTCATATCTTCTATGCACTCTTTGCATATCCCACCGTTCCCGGTGTCGTAATACTCATCGCCCTCGTAAATTCCCTCTCCGCATTCCTTGCATCTCATAAGCGGTACAGGTTCCGGAGCGTTAGGGCATCTCGGGTGGCACGGAAACTGTCTACACAAGCTGCACATTCGCAACCGCCTCCTTTTTCTTTACAAGTTCCATCGTCCTTTTGTTTATCCAACTTCTGAAACAAGCGTTTTTCAATTCATCCGGTAGCAAAAGCAAGATATATTCAGCAGGTGCGTCTATCAGTTCCATTTTTCTAAAACAATGTCTGACAACTCTGTCGGCAACCTTATCCGGCATACCTGTCTGTCTTTGAAACTCGTCTACGATTTCTACCATCTTCTCTGCGATTTCTTGGTCTGACATCTCCGCCCTCCTCTCTGAATACTCCGAGTACATCTCTCACGATATTTGGTATGAGATATACCGCCATCAGAATTACCGGAAGAATAAAGAACTCGCCTCCGACTTGAAATGAGCCTCTCTGTCGATAGCAATATTCCATTGCTTTCCTTGTGAGGACGAGTCCTAAGACTATCCAAAACCAATTTCTGATGATATATCTTCTAATCTTTCTCATCGTCTCACTCCTTTTCTGTGTAAAAATAATGGTCTTGATGTTTGAACAGGAATTTCAGATTATCCTCATGCCATGTGGAGGAACTCTTGCTTTCAAAGTACAATGCACCTTTGCTTTCATCCCATCCCTGCATAACCATCTCGAGAGCCTCCCAACAATCATTGTTCGGAATGGTCTGTTCAAAATTTCCCTCAAGCACCGGACTAAACTGTCCATCATCGTAAATCACATCTTCCACGGTGTCCGGAAACTCATTGTCGCCCCATGCTCTATTCAGAACCACGAGCATTACAAGTGCTTTTCCCTCCGTATCTTGGTTTCCTGCCTCAGCCATTGCTATTTTTGCGAGCAGATAACTGTCGTAAGCATCGACTGTATCGTATGTGTATGTGATTATTCTTTCTTCCTGCACGGTCGCTTTCGATGTCTCCTGCGGTATTGATACAGGCTGCTGTGTCGGGGTTGCTGACGCTTCAATGCTCGAATTGTCTTTCCCGAAACTTGTGACACCCACTGCGAGATATATTGCTGCTCCTATAACGGCTCCCATTCTCGCTTTACGCCGCAGGGAATTTATTTGCTTTCTTGTCATCATCTGCTCCTCCTTTCAGCGGCTGAGTAAACATTCCAATGTCTATTCCTGTGGATGCGTTCACTGCCGCCTCAAACTCTTCATCATTCATAATTCCAAATTCCTCTCTGAGGAAAGTTCTCAATTCAGCAGCACCCACTTAAACCACCTATCCTTTCAGAGCCTTTTCTCCTGCGAGTTTCAACTCACTGATTGCTACCGACATCTCATCAAGTTTGCTGATAATTTTCTCGAGCGTAGGTTTTTCGTCCTCTGAAATAACACCATCCGCTGCTATATCTACCAAATCTTTCTCAATGTTCTTAATCTCGTTGGAGTCGAACTCTCGAATAAGTCTTAATGCAATGCCCTCTATTCCGCTCACTGATGTTGCCAGCGGAATATGCTTCCCGATAGGACATTCATATTTGCAATATCCAGTTCTTAACTCCGGGCAGTTATACAAATCTGCCATCAAGACAACTTTATCGACCGGAACAAACTTCGTTATTCCCAATTCGTAATCTGCTAAGGTCGATGGGGATATTCCGAGCATCTCTGCTGCTCCCTCACGGCTTGATAGTCTTTCGTTATACATTGCTGCCTGTTTCCTTGCACGAAAGTACACATTTTGGTTCTCTTTCGTACCGCCATTCCCCATGTTGTACTGCCTCCTTTCGGCTTATAATAATCTTAATTTAGCGAGCAGGCTGTTTCTGCGATATTGAGTACATCGCTGATTGCTTTTATCGCCGGTTCGGAAAATGCTCTTCCGTTCACGATAGCCGATGTGTACTCCCTTGTGAGTCCAACTTTTGATGCCAACTCAGCAACGGTCATATCCAGTTCAATCAATCTGATTTTTGCCTGCTTGCACCACGGCGATAACACTCTTGCCATTCGATTTGCCCTCCTTCCTATCACGCTTTGTAATTTACATTTCGATAGTCGTGTGGTAAAATCGAATTGTATATTGCCATTTCTTAATGAATTGCGTGATGTAATTGCTTTACTGAATGTATTAGTGTTTTGTAATTTACGACTACATTCTAATTGGAACTTTCCAAAAAGTCAATAGATTTTATTGGAATTTTCAAATTATTTTTTGGAGGTGTCCTAAATGACGATTGTAGACAGACTCGTTACTCTTATGGACGAGCGTAACTTAAAACCCGCTCAAATCACGAGAGAACTCGGTATCTCCGGGTCATCTTTCACTGACTGGAAAAAGGGTAAAGGCAGTCCTTCCCTTGATGTCGTTGTGAAATTTGCAGATTACTTCAATGTATCTCTCGATTACATTGTGCGTGGTGTGGATTTCAAAGACCCGAATGTGGATAACTCATTGGAAATTTCCAATGCTCGTGAACAAAAGTGCTTAAAGAAGTTCAGAAAACTGACTCCCGACCTACAAGACCGCCTGCTCATCTATGCGGATGGCATGATTGCTGCCATGCCCGATGATGAGTGCGGAGAAAAAAGATTGTCAGTATAAAAGACTATATCGAAAGAAGGAATGCTCATGGTATTCAACGGAAGCGAACATTTCATAGCAAACGGAGAAGAAATCTCCGTGACGATGAGTGATTTTTGGAAGTGGTCTTATCCAGATTTCCTTGATAACAGCCGCCGGAACACTCTTTCAAAATTTATCGTGGCTTCGTCCATAGGACAGTCCGGACATTTTCTGCCGGACGGCTCTGCTCAGTGGACTCCATACGATATGCTTACAGGCGATGGGTATAGATTACAAATCGAGGCTGCATCTTATTTGCAATCGCAGGATGAGGAACATCCCGATTTCATATCCTATCCGATAAGTGGGATGCCGGACGCTTATGTGTTCAGCCTTTACAAAGCTACTTCCCCATCCCAAAATCCTCTAAATCTTGACCTGTGGGATTTTTTCGTAATCTCCCGCAAGGCTCTAACCAAGGATAACTCATCAAGAAAAACTATCACGCTGCCAAGATTGCAGGAACTCGGCGTTTGGCAGAGCGATTACTTCGGCATATCCGAAGCAATATTAAAAGCATTGGATGTCTGATACCTCGGACATCCTTTTTAGATTGGAGATGATATTACATGATGCAGGATAGAACTGCTCCTGCCTCTACCAACAGGGTTGCCATCTATATCAGAGTCTCTACGACTCATCAGATTGATAAAGACTCGCTCCCTATGCAGCGACAGGATTTGATTGCGTACGCAAAACTGATGCTTAATACAGACGATTATGTCATATTCGAGGATGCAGGATATTCCGGAAAGAATACTGACAGACCAAAATTTCAAGAAATGATGTCTCAGATACGGCAAGGTGCGTTTTCCCACCTGCTTGTATGGAAGATAGACCGTATCTCCCGAAACCTCCTCGACTTTGCAACGATGTATAAGGAACTCAAGGACCTCGGCGTGGTGTTCGTATCCAAAAACGAACAGTTCGATACTTCTACGGCTATGGGCGAGGCTATGCTTAAAATCATCCTTGTCTTTGCTGAGTTGGAGCGAAACATGACTTCCGAGCGTGTTACTGCAACTATGATTTCTCGAGCGTCAAACGGTCAATGGAACGGTGGCAGGGTTCCGTACGGATACAACTACGACTACGAGACAAAGGATTTTTCAATCAATCCTATCGAGGCTGAGATTGTTCGTCTCATACACGACAAATATGAGGAGATGCGTTCTTTGGTCCGTGAGTCACGCTATCTGAACGAAAAGGGATTGAGGACTCGTGCCGGGAACCTGTGGAACCCTGTGTCGCTGCACATCATACTGCATAACATATTCTACTGCGGAGATTACCGATACAATGTCTTGAAAGAGGGCGATAGGCAAAAGGTCAAGGACGAGTCTGAGTGGATAACCGTTGAGGACCATCACGAGCCAATTATCTCCCGGGAGCAAAAAGAACGTGTCATAGCAATGTTGGATGCAAACAAGCGACTTGACCGGAAGCGTAACACTTATCAGTCAGAAAAGTATGTCCATGTATTCGCAGGACTCCTATACTGCGGAAACTGCGGAAAGCCGATGGGGGCCACGCCTGCGGCAGCGAAAAAAGACTGGCAGTATTCCAAATACACCTGCCCTACCCGCAGAAAACTTGCCTCTGCCTGCAATGGCAAATTCACATCAGACCCTATCGTTGGGGAGTTCGTATTCAACTATGTTCTGAATATGCTGAATGTTCAAAAGAATTTTGCAGACATCCATTCTCCCGAGGAGTTGCAGGCTGCATTGCTGATTGGAAATACATTCTCCTATATCGACCATATAGATGAGGACGGTCTGAACGACCTTTTCAATATGCTTTCTTCCGGGAAAATAAAAGGAACTGTTTTCGGCAAGTCTGCCAAGCTAAAAAAGAAAAAGGTTGTCTCCGAACTATCGAAGCTGCGAAATGAAAAGCAGAAAATCGAGCGAGCCTTAGACCGACTCACAAAACTGTATCTATATGCCGAGGATGCAATGCCGGAGTCGGAATTTATCATTCAAAAATCAAAACTGACCGAGGCTTTGGATGAGGTCAACGAGCAGATAGGATTTTCAAATACGGACGAATGGAACCAATCTGTATCTGACGAAGAATTTGTCCGCAGGGCATCCGAGTTCATCATCGCTCAGAAACTCACGGATAGAAACTATGTGTCTTACAAGCGGCTTGCCACTTCTGTTGATACCGCCGTCATCAAGACATTCGTGCAGGGTATCATCGACAGCATCATCATGGATGCCGGGCAGGTAAAACAAATCATATTCAAAAACGGTCTGTCACACACTTTCATATTCAAATAAAATGAGCCGGGGCAATTACTGCTCCGGCTTTCATTCTGCGTTCATTATGCTGATACCTGTACTCCATTTTCAAAAATTGCTGCCACCCAGTATCCGTATTTCTCGTGACGAGCCTTATTTGAGTCCGTCTTGATAACTGCTGTTCTTTTTCCATTGCTCATCACATATACCGGAGCGTTCTTCTGCTCACTGAATTTCTTTGCAGCTTCGAGATTTGCCATTGCCTCAACCTCGTCAACATCTTCCTTCGGCTCTTCATCTGCCACTTCAACGACCTCGGAACTCATCACTCTGTAATATGTTCCGTACTGGTTCTTTCTCTCTGAGAGGACTGCTTTGTAGGTTTCATCTCCTGCAACTGCTGTTACGATGATGTTCTTTCCATCCTGCTCTGCTGTCTTGATTTCAACTTCCTTACCTACTGCCTTTGCGATTGCCATTACCATTTTATCGTTCATCATATCAATTACCTCCTGTTAGGTGTTTATGTTTTGTTTTATCTTGACTTTACGATAACATGGCCTACCGCCATTGCAAGTGTTTTCCGCATTTTTACAGATTTTTTTCGCCAAACAAAATGCCGACACCCCGCAGAGTATCGGCAATTTAATCATTTCTACCCAAAATGATGTAATTGAAAACTTTGATGACGAAATTGTTTACTTCACAAATGTAAGATTTTGTGTCAAATAATCAGCATAGCATCAGCAATTTTTAAGAAGCGGTTCCTCCAAAAAATTTGTGGGAAATCTTATTGAAATGCCAAACGGGCAGGTCCCAGATGAAGTTTATCGTGGAAATTGTAATATTGGGTTACATTATGTAACATCCAGTCAATATGAAGCATCCATTCAAAAATTTCATTCTATGGGCATGGTATTTACCTCGTTGGTAAATGAACCACTATATGCTGTATTGAACACCAAGTCTCCTTTGTCCAAACTGGACAAGATTTATCTGGAGCAACTTCATGGAATGAATTTTCTTGCAGAATATATCAAAATTTCTGGAAAAAAGAAACCCGTTGAAAACAATC